GGCCGGAGCATATCCGACCACCTATCAGCGGGTTTGCGCTCTCGGTCATTTTCGGGTTAGTCTAAATGCACGGAGCCGGACACCGGGGGCGGTACCAGGGGTGCGAAGAAAACGGGCCTGACCTGCGCTCCAAAAGAATTTTCGCTAACCGCTTGACTTGCCCGCCTAAGTCGGGTTAGTGTTCCTGTATCAGCCAAGCGGGACCGCCCCGCTACCGCAGATCAAAGGAGAGCCAAAATGGCCGCAACCGTTACCTTCACCGCCACCGCCGACAACGGCAAAACCTTCACCCGCACCAGCCCGACCATGCCCTACACCCACGTGCTGATGGTCAACAACTCGGCCTACAGCTGGCACAAGTCCGCTGCCGCCGCCGAGAAGGCCCGCAGCGGCAAGGTGGGCGCGCACTTCGCCGAGAAGGGGTGGGAGTCCAACGTGGTGCCCGCCGTGCCCACCAGCGTGCAGGGTGTGGCCAACGTCGGTGACTTCCCCGCCGACAAGGGCTGGCAGGAAGAGGCCATCAACGCGCTGATCGAGGCCAAGAACGCGCCCAAGGCCAAGGCCCCGAAGAAGGCCAGCAAGGGCAAGGCGATCAAGTCCAACGTCACCGTCTACGAGTCCGCAGCCGACGCGCTGGCCGACATCCTCCCCGAGGTGCCCGCCGACCCCGAGCCCGAGGTGGACGAGCCCGTCACCGACGCCGAGACCGTCGAGGCGATGGCCCCGGCCCCCGAGGTCACCGAGGTCACCGAGGCACCGGCCAAGCGCGTGAGCAAGAAGCAGGCGCTTGGTGACCAGATCGTCGCTCTGGTGAACGCAGCGCTGGCCGACGGCACCATCACCCTGCCGGAGGGCTTGGACGCCGCAGAGGCCAACGAGGCGGTCGGCAAGTGGCTCCAGCACGTGCCCACCAGCGCGAACCCCGGTGGCCGCAAGCCCCGCCCCGGTGACGCCGCCCGCAAGGCTGCCAAGGCCAAGGCGTAACCACCCGAGGGCCAGGGCCGGGCAAATTGCCTGGTCCTGGCCCTTGACTTACCCGCCTTAGTCGGGTTAGTGTTCCTATATCAGCCAAGCGGGACAGCCCCGCTACCGCGAAAGGATCGACATGTACGACCCCGCCGACATCATCGAGCCGCCCACCTGCGAGGACTGCGACGGCTACGTCAACGACCACGACGCCACCTGCCGCACCGGCCAGGGCATCACCAGCTCGCTGGAGAACACCCTGGACGCCGAGGCTGCGGACTGGGCGCTGGCCAGCCGCATTGTGGACTTTGAGCTGGGCGAGAACGCCGCCTACTGGGCCGCACGACGGGAGGCCCGCGCATGAAGTGGACCCGCACCCGGCCAGGGCTGTACCAGGCCGGACCCTACGCCGTGCTCAGCGCGGGCACGCACCGGCCCATCTGGACCGCCAGCGGGCCAGACTTCACCGATGTGTGCGGCACCAAGGCCGAGGCCCAGCGCGCCTGCGAGCGCTCCGCTCACGCCCGGCTGATCGACATCAGCGACGGGTACACCGTGGTGCCGGTGGTGGGCGACCGCGTGGAGACCGCCCCCGACGTGCGCAAGGTCATCCTGCCCGCCCGCCCCGGCCAGATCACGTCGGTTATCGAGACCGGCAATGGTCCGCTGTACTGCATCAAGTTCGCCCGAGGAAAGCGGCTCTGCCTCTTCCGTAACGAGTTCAAGGTGGTCATGCCGTGAGGTTCCACGTGGAACATGCCGTTTGGTGCCCGAGCTGCGGCTGGTTCGGTCGCAAGGCCCGCAGGCGCAACCGCGCCGCCGACGCCGCCGGTCACATCCGCTGGGCGGCGCAGATCGCCCACGAGATTCGCCAGGAGCGCCGTGACAAGGTGTTCCAGGAGACCGATGGCGGGCTGTTTGCGCGCATGGTCGAGCTGGGGCCTGACCCGGTGCCCTGGGAGGCGCTGCTGGCCCCGCCAGCGCCCGAACAGCGGGTGAACATCGGCATTGAGGCGCGGTGGCCCACCGTAATCCGCAAGCCCTACCCGGCAGTGTCCTTGCACGACCACGCCGAGGGTTACCCCTGCACCGACCAGTGCACGCACTATCCAGCCGGGGAGCAGATCATCACGGTGATGCCGGACCCCACGCCCGACGAGCAGCGCCGTACCTGGTTCAACCTGCCCGAGGGAGGCCCCTGGTGATCCTCCAGCTGATCATCGTGTGCGTGGGCCTGCTGGCCTGCGTGGGCCTGCACTACGCCAAGCAGGACACCCTGACCGAGCTGGTGTGCGCGGTGCTCACGGTGACGTGCGCCCTGGCCATCCCGGTGGGCTATCTCATGGGCAGTTTCTGACAAATTGCCTGCTAGAAGCGCTTGACTTACCCGCCTTAGTCGGGTTAGTGTGAACGTATCAGACAGGCGGGACCGCCCCGCCAACCACTACCAAGGAGGACACCATGGCCCACGAACTCGACACCACCGATGGCGTCACCAGCTTTGCCGACAGCCGAGTGGACGCCAGCGGACGGGTGGACGCCTGGCACAAGCTGGGCACGCCCGTCGGCCACACCATGACGGTGGACGAGGCCCTGGACGCCGCCCACATGCGCGGCTGGGACGTGCGCACCATGCCCCTGACCGCCGAGGTGCCCGACCAGACCGGCGAGGGCACCCTGAGCCTGACCGTGCCGGATCGCAACGTCGTGCTCCGCACGAACCCGATCAACGGCGGCACCGAGGCGCTGGGCGTGGTCGGCAACCGCTGGACCCCGTTCCAGAACGAGCAGACCACCGAGCTGCTGAACCAGATCGTGGACGAGGGCGGCGCACACATCGAGACCATCGGCGCACTGCGCGGCGGGCGGGACACCTTCGTCACCATGAAGCTGCCCAGCCACATGGAGTTTCGCAGCCCGGTGACCGGTGAGCTGGACGTGACGGACCTGTACATCAGCGTCCTGAACAACCACACCGGCCAGGCCCCGCTCCGCGCGCTCATCGCCCCGGTGCGCATCGTGTGCGCCAACACGCAGCGCATGGCCGAGAGCGCCGCCCGCAGCACCGCTACCCTGCGCCACACCGGCACGCCGGACAAGCGCCTGGCCGAGATTCGCCAGCTGCTGGGGCTGACCTTCCAGTACCGCGACACGTTCGTGGAGCAGGTGGAGAAGCTGATCAAGCGGGAGATGACGCCCGTGCAGGTCATCGAGGTGCTGGAGGACATCTGGAACGTGCCGGGTGCCACCACCGAGAAGCAGGCCGAGAGCCGCAAGCTGCGCGCCGCCGAGGTGGTTGACCTGTACCGCACCGCCGAGACCGTGGCCCCGTTCCGTGGCACGGCGTTCGGGGTGTACAACGCGGTGACCGAGTACCTGGACCATGTGGCACCGCTGGCCGGTGCCGCCGCCAAGGCCGAGGGCGAGGAGGCAGCCATCAAGCGGGCGCAGCGCACCCTGATGAGCAACGACCTGGGCGACATGAAGGCCAAGGCGTTCAGCGCGCTGCTGCCGGTGTAATAGACCGGTGCCGGGCCGGTGAACTGACCACTGGCCCGGTACCACCTTCCAGGGCTGGCGCGATGGGGTCGCCACGGCTGACGAGCCAACCTCGCGGGTTCGATTCCCGCCCCTGGAGCGCACGACCAAACCACAACCAAGGAGGAACCACCATGAAGTACCTGATCGCCGCCGCACTGACCGCAGGGCTGGCCCTGTTCGGTGCCGCGACCGCCAGCGCCGAGACCGGCAAGTACCCGGTCTACGACCAGGCGTGCATGAACCCCGCGTTTGTCAACGCCAAGCACGGCGTCGGCATGGCGGGCAAGAACGCCCGATGCGCCACCGCCAAGCACCCGTCCAGCTACGGCTCCGGCCCCGACGACGAGGTGGTGACACCGTAGGCATCTTCACCGCCCTGTTCCCCGAGGGCATCCCGCCCATGAAGCGGGGTGGCATCCGCTACCCCGCCACCACAACCAAGGAGGATCCCATGTCCAACGAAGGCGAGAAGGCAGTAGCCGCCGAGGCTGCGCCGGTCAACCCCATCCGCGCCAATGACCTGCGCCGCCAGGCTGCCCAGATGCTGGAGGAAGCCACCAGGATCGACCGGCTGGTTGCCGCCGAGGAGCTGCGCCGCCGCGAGGAGCGCCGCCCCAAGATGCCGCCCGTGCACGAGGGCGAAAGCGCGGTCGTCATCTTCACCAAGTACCAGGCCGGGCGGGAGTACCACTACGCCGCCGTGGGCTGGCGGCAGGGCCGGAGCGTGCGCTGGGCGGTCACCGGCAACACCACCGACCGGCTCAACTGGCCGGGCCTGCTCCAGTTCATCGGTGAGGGCAACTGGCCCAGCCTGCGCGTGGTCACCGACACGGAGAACATCGGCCCCAGCCCCGACGAGGAGGAGCCTATGGCCGAGCGCATGGGCAGCTTCGGCCGGGTGCTGGGGACCAGCGGCGTGGTGGACCCGCTGGTGAGCGCCGAGGTGCCCCGCTACGCCGACGGTGGCGTGGTCCGTGGTGGCGGCGCTGGCGGTGCCGGTGGCCACACCGGGGTGTACGGCATCGTGGTGCGCGGCGGCAACCCCTTCGGCCAGGAGGACCGGTACTGATGGCCGGAACCGCGCCCAAGCACCCCGATGTCCACGTGCAGCTCACCGGCCAGGACGGCAACGTGTTCTTCATCATCGGGAAGGTGAGCAAGGCGCTGCGCGAGGCCGGGCACGCCGACGAGGTGACCGCGTTCGTGGACGAGGTGACCAACGCCGACAACTACGACGCCGCGCTGGCTGTGGTGATGCAGTGGGTGGAGGTGTCCTGATGGACCCCGACGCCACGCTGGCCGAACTGCTGGATGACGCGCGGGGTGTACTGGCCCGCGACGACGCCACCGGCACCGAAGACGCTGGACACGTCGAGCTGGCCCAGAAGGTCGTCGCCCTGCACGACTGGATTATGGGCGGCGGCTATCTCCCGGCGGCGTGGATGGCCAGCCGGGTGCCCACGCCCGAGCAGCGCGACAAGGGCTACCGCACCGACGCTGGGCACGAGTTCGAGCCCATGCCCGGCGACGACACCTGCATGTACGTGCTGGTGAGCGGCGAGCGGTGCATGAAGTATGCAGGCGACCACCGCTGAGCAGAGGGTGCGGTGCTCGGGGTCTGACAAGGCCCCGGCCCGCACCTTTCGCGGTCACGCCTACTGCGCCGCCTGCGGGCGTCGGTTCGCAGAGAAGGCGAACGGCATGGTGCGCAGACATTCGGCCAAATTGCCAGCTAGAAACGCTTGACTTACCCGCCTTAGTCGGGTTAGTGTTCTTACATCAGCCAGGCGGGACAGCCCCGCCGCCGCAGGTAAGGAGACCAGAAATGTCCACCATCGTCATCGTCACCAAGGGCCAGGTCATCGACATGCTCGAAGATCGCGGGGTCAAGGGCGCTGACATGCTCGACGGCATGATCGAAGCCCAGGCCGACCTGGGCCAGGTGACCTGGGACCACCTGGCGCACCACGTAGCGCTCGGCCGCTACGCCGACGTGGAAATCCCGGTCGACGGGCTCAAGGGCCGGGTGGCGGTGTTCAACCTGGACATGGCCGACGGCATGGACGTGATCCGCGTGACCAACTACGTCAACGGTCACACCGACGAGGTTCCCCAGATCAAGCACTGAGCACCGCCCCGGTGGGCCGGAAGGCCCGGCCCACCAGAAAGGAGGCCCACCGTGGCCACGCAACAGCAATCCGGCAAACCGGTGCCCGGCTGCGGCCGACGCCGTACTGGCGGCACCAACACCGAGGTGCGCGCACTGGTGGCGGCGGTGCTGGCCGTCGGCGGGGAGGTGAAGCACTGCCGAGGGCACTTCAAGGTGTACGTCGGCGGGGCGCTGACCACCACGCTGCCCGGCACGCCCAGCGACCCGCGCAGCCTCAAGAACGCCATAGCCCACCTACGCCGAGCGGGCCTGCCGCTCACCACGAAAGGACGCCCTGACCATGGTTAACCTGCTGCCCGGCCCCACCCGTGACGCCATGACGCTGGCCAAGCGCGCGGTGACTGCGCTGGAGAACATCGCGCAGCACCTGACCAGCGAGCCCGAGGCCCGGCCGGAGAACGGCTGGCTGCCGGTGATGAACCCCGAGGTCGGCGTCCACGCCCAGCTGGGTTGCCGCCTGATGTTCGATTACGCCGGGCCGGGGCCGGTCGCGGTCTGGTGCAACACGCATGACGTGGCGCTGCCGCTGATCCTGGAGCCGGTGGTGCCGCCTCTGGACGATGCCGACCTGGCCGAGCTGCGCAAGAAGCTGGAGGGCAACTGATGGACGACATGACCAAGCGCGAACTGGCCGACCTGATGCGTGCCGTGGGCCTGCTGCCGTGCGGGCCGACCTGCCACTGGCGCTATGGCTGGTGCTTTGACCACAACGTGAGCACGGGAGGCGGTGCCGAACCATGGCGACCCTGAGAGACTGGCTGACCTGGTGGTTCGTGGTCATCCCGGTGTGCATGGGCATTGCCTACGGGCTGGACCTGCTGCTGGGCTGGCAGTGGAGCTGGCGTGACGCCGCCCTGGGCGTGGCGTTGGGGCTGATCGTCCGCGTATGGCTGCTGCACTGGGAGCGGGTCAACCGCGAACGCGCCCTGGCCACCGCACCGGCAGCCGTGGACCCCACCACCGAGGTCGCGCCGGGCACCGCCATGGTGGCCCTGGTGATGGCCGTGAACGCGCGCCCCTGGTGGGCACCGTGGAGGCCCTGCCACACCGACCACGTGACCCTGGCCGAGACCACCCTGGACCGGCCCCTGGTGGGCGACGTGCACGTGGGCCTGGCCAGCGATCGGTTCGTGATTCTGGACGACCTGGGCGCGCTGCTGGAGTATCACGGTTGGCGTGAGAACTTCCAGGCTGGGGCCACAATCACAGCCATTGTGAGGACATTGTGACCGGCGAGGGCACCTGGTGGTGCCCGGCCTGCCTGCAAGACGTGAACATCGCCCGCGACGACGAGGGCCAGCGCGTCTACACCGACCACAACGACCCCGAGAGCGGCCAGCTGTGCGCCATCAGCGGGATGCGCAACGGATGGGACGACCGGCCGTGATGACACCCGCTGAGGTTGCCGAGGCCTGCATGGGCCTGATCAACCAGCAGAAGCCCGAGGTGGCCCGGTACGCCCGCATCATCCTGCGTAACCGGCTGCTGGCCGACCAGGAGCTGCCCGCGCTGTCAGACCGTGACGCCTGCCAGCACTACTACGCCGACCCGAGCGGCGGGTTCGGCTGGCCCAGCTGCGTGAAGTGCGGTGCCCCGGTGCCCACCGACGCCGCACACAGCGCCCTGCGGGCCTGCTGCCGGACCCGCACCGACGAGCCGCACTATGCCTGGTGCGCCAGCGTGGACGCCCGTGTGAAGCGAGGCCAGCTGTGAACGGCGACCCGTTTTCCCTGCCGCCCGACCGGCTGGCGCTGGCCCGTATCCGCGAGCTGTGCGCCGAGTACGGCAGCGCGCTGGTGGTGCCGCTGAACAGGATCAACGCCATTCTGGACGACTGGGAGAAGGACGAAGCATGAGCACCCTGGGCGAACGCCAGCACCAGCAGATCAGGGACTACGAGCTGCGCCACGGCGCGGCCATCGGGGTGCCGAACAGGAATCTGATCATGCCCCGGCCCAAGGAGGGCAAGCACGCGCTCCTCTCCATGCGGGTGCGCGCTGCCGGTGACCAGTGGGTGCTGATGATCAAGGACCAGACCGGCCAGGGCCGACATCAGCCGTGCGCGGTGTGCGATTGGGCAGTGCAAGCCAGCCATCCCGGCCATGACCCGGTGCCTGGAAGCCGGTACCGGTGACCGGCGCTGGCGTGCCCACGCGGGCCGACGTGGAGCGGCTGTTCGACGCCGACCGGCACCACCTGCGGCACTGGTGGGCGGTGGTGTGGATAGTCGACCGCTGGCGGCTGGTGTACGACCCGCCGAGCCCGACATGAGCAGCATCTGCGGGCGCAGCAACCGCAACGAGCGCGGCAGCAGCTACGACCGGCGAGCCCGGCGCAAGTGGCTGGTGAGCCCCGAGGCCGGATTCGGCGGCGACGGGGTGAAAGTGCCCTGCTGGGAATGCGGGCGGCTGGTGACCGAGGACGAGGTGATTGCCGACCGCCTGGTGCCCGGCAGCCAGGGCGGCACGTACCGGCGCAGCAACATCCGTGGTCCGCACTGCGCCGGGTGCAGCTGCCGCCAGGGCGCGCGGATGACCGCCGAGCTGCGGGCGGCGACCGACCCCTACGACGACACAGACCACTGCAAGACCTGCGGCGCGCACTACCTGGCGCAGCACGCCGAGACCTGCGACGTACCCCTGGAGGTGTGGTGATGGGACGAGTGCCCCGAGTAGCTGCCCGAGGTTTTGGCCCGCAGGCGGCGCAGTTCGCCAAGCTGGGCGATGCCGTGGCCCAGCTGCACGCCAGCCCGACCGGCGGCACCGTGCACCGGGTGCCCGAGGGCTTCGCCTTCACGCCGCTGCCGCCACCTCGGCCGACGCCGCTCCTGGCCAGCGACGGCACCGTAGTGGGTAAGCCCGTGGTGGAACCGGGCATCCAGAGCCTGCTGGATGGGCGCGCAGATTGGTGCCAGGGCTGCGGCCAGTGCCGCTACCGGCACGACATGCGCTGGCTGGTGGACGCCTACCGGTGCCGGGTGTGCCTGGGGCCGGGCGTGGGCACTGCCGCGCTGTGGGTGAACCCGTGGCCCGAGCCCGAGGCCCACGACGATGCCCTGGTGCCCGCCAACTGGCGCGCTGTGGGTTACGTGCTGCTGACCGCCGTGGTGGTGTTCGTGTTCCTGGCGAGCGCACTGGGCGCGTTCGGTTGAACCCTGATGACCGGGTTATCAGGACGGGGCGCGGCTGCCCTTGTGCCCGCTGTGCTTGCTGGCCGGGAGGCGGCGGTAACGCACCTTGGGGCCACCGGCCGTCTCGTGGGACTTCTTGCGCGCCCAGGGCTGGTGCGTAGCCCAGGCCCAGCGCCATTGCTTCTTCGACTTGAACCCGCGATACCCGCCACCGCCGCCCTTGGAGAACGTGGCGATGCCGCCCGCGCGGCTGTGCAGTGCGACGGTGCCGCGTCCCCGGCTGCGTGCGATCTTGGACCGGCCACCGCGCAATGCTCCGGCCCGGCGGCTGCCCTTGCGTGCCTTGGCCATGGCCCGACCCTACGCCTGCGGCGGGCAACTTGACTTACCCGTCTTAGTCGGGTTAGTCTGATTCCATCAGCCACGCGGGACAGCCCCGCCGCCGCGAACAGAGGAGCCTCACATGGAGCGCATGGTCACCCAAGCCGACATCGACGCCTACCAGGCCAGCCTGATCGACATGACCGACGAGCAGCTGCTGGACGAGCTGGAAATGTGCGCCCGGTCGAACACGTTCGGCAGCCATGCCAGCCAGCGCACGCTGGTGCGGCACGAAATCCGGCTGCGGATGAGCGCCTAGCGCTCGGCGGCGGCGGCAGCCTTGCGGGCCTCGTAGGCGCGCTGGGCATCGCAGTGGCAGATTCGGCAACTGGTCTTGCCGGTCTTGGGCGCGGTGTAGGTGTTGTACTTGGTCTTCGGGTGCCCGCACTTCGGGAAACTAGGCCCGGCCTCACCGGTGAGGTAGCTGTCCAGCACGTTGGCCAGCTGATCCTGGTACCGCTTGGCGGTGGCCTCGCTGGTGGCCAGCTCACGGGTCAGGCGGGCAATCTCGCTGGCCTGCATCCGGTATTCGTCCTGGAAGTGCTCGGTCTCTTCCTGGAGCAGCATCATGGCGGTGGTGGCTGCCCACGCGCTGACCATGCGCACCGTGCGCAGGCTGCACCCCATGCGGTCGCGGATGCGCTCGGCGGTGTGGCCAGCACGCATGAGGCCCGCCACCGCCCAGGCGCGGTCGGCCGGGCAGAGGTCGGCCATGGTGGTGGGGCTACCGGCCAGCAGCGCGGGCACCAGCAGCAGGTCGGGCTGCCAGCCCTTGGTGTCGGGCTCGTCGTCCTCAAGCTCCAGAGGGTCGGCGCTCATACGTCGAGCCCGTTCATGCGCGCCTGGGCCAGCAGCGCGTCCCGCGTGGCCAGGGCCTCCTCGGGCGTGGGGCTGCCCTGGGCCTTCCACCACAGCGTGCCCGCCAGCTGGTTGATGTTGCGCCGTACCTGCTCACGCTGCCTGGCCACGTTCTCGGCCAGGGTGGGCAGTGGCAAGGGTCGGCGCTTGTCAACGATGGTGACCGGCACGTCGTCGGGTGTCACTGGCCCTCGTCCTCCACGCGATCGAGCAGCGCCTGGCGCACGAAGCAGTCCTTGGCCTCCAGCAGCTTGCGCAGTCCAGCGGCCAGCTCGGGGCCGTCTTGCAGCAGCTCCAGCATCTTGTCCCGGTGGCAGGCGGCAACGTCGGCCACACGGAATAGCGGGTCGGGGAGGTTGGGGTTCGGCTCCAGTAGGTCAACCAGGTGCTGGACGGAGTGATGGCGGTCAGCGAGGCCCATGGGCGTGATGGTACCGCGCAGGTCAACGTATGCGGGCTGACTGCACTGCCGCTGGTGGTTGGCCAACGGCGATGCGCCGCACTCGGGGCAGACAATGTTGCTCACGTGTCGGCCTCGAAGTGCACCGGGCAGATGTCCTTGAACGGACCTCCGATGTGGCAGGTGCAGCCATTGACTACCCCGGTGCGCACGCCGACGACGGGTTCGTGGCCCGTGAGCTGGCCGCTGCGGTGGTCGCGGAACAGCGGGGTGACGCTGGCCCGGCCGTCCTCACGAAGCGCCAGCAGCCGCCCCTGCCGCCCGTCCATGCGGTTGAACACCTTGCGCCAATGGTGGAACCGGGCCGACCACTTCCAGCTGTCCATGACGCCGGGCAGGCGCTGGTCTGCGCTGATGTCGCCCCGGCCGACGGTGACGGTCCACTGCACGCCCACCGCTGCCTGGCCGTTGGCGCTGGCCGTGCGGGCGAAGCGGGCCAGGTCGATGGGCTCCAGCCCGTGGGCGGCGTGCCAGGCCCGCGCCTGGTCAAACATGGCTGCCACCGCCTCGCGGTAGTGGCTGATGTCGGGCTGCTCGTCGTCTACCGGCGCGCTGATCTCGTGCCGTTCGACCAGGCGGCAGCGGTGCTCGGCCTGGCCGTGGGCGGCGTCGGGCTCAGGCAATGTTGGACCAGTCGTCGTCACCGTCGTCAGCGTTGGCCCCAGGCCCAGACAACGGCGCAGCCTGCGGATGGCCCGCCTGGTCAGCGGGAAGGTCAGCGGATTCTGCGTCGATGATGCGGGGCGCGCTGTTGGTGGCACGGCCAAGCTCCTTCATGGTTGTGGGGTCCAGCTGTGTGATGCGTTCGATGAGCCGGGCAGCCTCGTTGGCGAACTCCACGTCGCTCACCCCGGCCAGGATGCGCGTGGGCGCGTCCAGGCCCAGCAGCTTGGCCTCGCGGTCGAGCGCCCGCAGGATGGTGGCTGCCGCGTCTTTGTCGCCGCGCATCATGGCGGGGTAGTTGGCGCGCTGGATATCGAAGATGACCGCGCGGTGCCGGGCCACCACGTCGGCGGGCTGCTCGTTGTTGATGTCGCGGCAGACCACCTGGTAGTCCTTGCGGCAGGTGGCGATGCTGACCCCGGTCTCCTTGGACACCGCCGCCCAGGTGGCCCCGGCATTGCGCAGGAACATCACCTTGGTGCGGCGGGCCAGCAGCTCCTCGTCCAGCAGGGTGCTGATGTCGTCATCGCTGACGGTCATGGCTGGCTCCTCTCGGCCGGTGGCCCCAGCACGGGGCGGTACGGACCATAGATCGGCAGCGGCGTGCCCAGGCTGGAGTCGATGCTGAACGGCGTGCGATGGGTGACCATCCAGCCGAACGGGCACGGCTGCCACAGATCGCCCTCACCGTCGGCGTAGATGGTGCCGTCGGCGTGCTCGGGCGTCAGCTCCATGATCGGCTGCGCGGGCTGGCGGGTCATGGTGGGCAGTATCCCCCGCAGGTGGCGCAGGTGTCAGCCTGCTGGTCGCCCCGGCCCCAGCGGGTCGGCCCGTGCGCGCAGGTACAGGGGTCGGGTTCGGTGCTGGCACCGTAGTGGTCGCGCAGCTCGGTGAGCGCACGCAGCGCCGCGCCGAAGTCTGCCTTGTCGGCCACCAGGACCACGCGCTGGCTGTCGGGGTAGTAGCAGGCGGTGGCCCGGTCGACCCGTGCGCGGGTGACGGGCTTGGTGCCGCGCTGGTGCTCAATCGTCACGGTGTCGATCACTCTCTGGCTCCAGTCCGGTGGCGTAGCACCGGCCGGTGACACGCGAGTGATACCAGCCCGGCCGGTTGGGGTCACCGCAGGCGCACGAACCCTGGTCCTCGGGCATCGGCACCTCAATGAACGCCTTGGTGCCATCACCGATGGGCGGCAGGCCCATGGCCCGGCGCACCTGGTCGGCATCCACCGGCATGGCGCGGTAGTGCTCAATACGGGCCTTGGTGTCGCGGTAGTTGCGCACCACGTCGCGCGCTGCCTCGATCACTGCCTGGATTTCGGGCTGGAGGTGGTCCCAGCGTGGGGGCCAATCCTCGTAGACATCCATTGCCCGGCCCAGGGCCTCCAGCTCCGGCCACTCATCCACGGCGCTGCCCCGTCTGCGGGTGCTGGGGCGGCACGCATGTCACGATCACGCGCCGCTCAGGATGCCGCAGCAGCTCCACCAGCGCCGCCAGCTGCCAGGGCTTCACGGGGTGTCCCAGTCGTCGTTCGGGCGGTCGGGCATGGCGCGGACCACGTGCTCCTCGATCCGCTGCTCCATGGGCTGCGGGGTCTGCATGGCCGTGACCGGCCCCATGCTGCCGGGGCAGGTGACGATGCGGAACGGGAACTCCCGCTCGACCATGCCGTGGATGGGCAGCTGCCAGCCGTCCTGTCCCATCACGGGCTTGCCCGCGTTCTGGCAGGTGGTGCACACCACGGGCTTGCCGGTCCATTCGGCCGGGGCCAACACTGCGTCGTCGTCACTGTCTGGGCTGGACACGCTGCCCTCCTCCTGGGTAGAAACTGGCCTGTTTTGGCTGGTGAAGCGGGTGTTTTTGCTGTGCGGCTTTTCGGCGCTCCAAAGCGTCCTCTTTATCCATCCACGCGATGATCATTTCCTCGTAAGTCATGTCCCGCGCGGCACACATGGCCTTGAAGCGTCTGCGCTGGTCAGGCAACATTTTCACGGGCACCAGCAACTTGTCTGGCCCCTTCGGGCGACCCGGCCCACGCGGTTTTATGCGTACCATGGTTATATGTATAACCCCTAGTTTGCTGGCGCGCCAGTACCATCACATCGCCGCAGCTCAGCCATGGTTTTCTGGCGCGCCACAGCGCCCTAGTCGGCGTCGGCGTCCTCGGCACCGTCGATGTCACCTGGCTTGCCGACGTACACCCTGGGGCTGGCCTGCCGCAGCTTCACCTCGGCCAGCCGGTCGAACAGCTCGGGGTCCACCACGGCCAGCGCGTCACTGCTGTACTGCACACGCTTGAGCTGGACCGACCACCCGTCGGCGAACACCTTCAGGTCACCGTCCCAGCCGAACTCCGCTGCCAGCTTCTCCAGCCGCCCGAGCGTTTCGGATTCCACTGCCCGCAGCTCCTTGAGCCTGGCCCAGGCCGGAGCATCCTTGTACGCCGCCACCGCCTCGGTGAGCCCGACGCCCTTGTCCAGATGGCACAGCGCCGGTACATCCTCCACCGGCACCGCCGCAGCCACCGCCGCCGGGGCCTTCACCTGCACGAACCCGGTCAGCACCTGCGCGCGCCGCCAGGCAGCCGGGTCGGCCTTCTTGGCGGCGGCACTGCTCACCGCCCGGTACGTGGTGGCTGGTCCTGCTTCGGTCTGGCGCACCACGTACTCCGTCCCCGGCACGGCTACGTCGGCACCCCGGTGATAGCCCTTGATGTGCTCAAACAGATTCTTGCGTGCACCGGCCAGCTGCCGGATGGCCTCTCTGGTGGCGTACAGCTTCTCCACCAGCCCGTCGAACCCAGGGTCATAGCCCCCGTACTCGATCAGCTCGCGGTTGAACTGCGCCAGCGTTTCACTACGCACGTCGCCCTTGGGCGGCTGCGCCTTCTTCGTGGTCTTGCGTGTGGTTGTGGTCATGGCATTCACACTAACCCTAAAACACTCTGCCGCCAAGGGCCTGGCCCACCGGCCAGCCTGCCGAGCCAGAGTGAGGGGCAGGCTGAGCCCAGGCTGACGCCACGGGCGTGGAGCCGGAACTTACTCAAAAGTAGGAATGAACAACCACTTTCCCCGGCCGGATGGGCTTGACTATATGGGGGATGGCTGCGCGGTCCTCGGCCCGCAGCCTAACCCCATAGTCAAGGACAGGGCAAGGTAGTAGCCATGAATTTGACTTTTCGGGGGTCGATCCGGTACGCTGACGCGCCCGCGCGCACGTGTACGCACGCGCGCACGCGCGCGCGAGAGGCCACACCACCGACATTGACGGGCTAGTCTGGGGCGATGACCGTTCCCCTGCCCGTGCCCCAGGTGCCCCGCTTCGCGGGCGGCACGCCGCTGCACTCCACCCCGACGAGCGCGCTGTGCTTCGCCCTGGGGCACGTCGTCACCAAGGACGTGCGCGCCGACAGCTATGGACCGTTCGTGGAGCTGTGCGCTGAGCTGAGGCGGCGCGGTGCCTGGGACGAGCTGATGGTCACCCTGCCGCCGGAGGTGAGCCGCGCGGTGTCGCTGCTGTACCAGATGCAGCGCGGCCAGCAGTGGGCGCAAACCGGCCATATGCCGCACTAGCAGCAGATACCCTCCCAGTGTCGGGCAAGTGCTTGCGCTGGCCGTGATGCGTAACGTATAACCTTTATTACCCCGGCGGGACAGCCCCGCTACGGTTCACCTGGGAGGACAACCACAATGCCCATTACCAACTCCGACCGCGCTGTGATGTTCGGCGCGGGCCTGCTGATCGGCCTGGCTGTCGGTATGCCGGTCGGCGCGCTGATCACCGCCGAGCCTGCCGAGCACCGCGTTGCTGAGCCCACCGGCCAGCAGTGCGAGGAGGACCAGCCGTGCTGGGACTGCACCACCATGGGCAACCGCATCTGCGGGCCGGGCATGGCCCCGCCTATGGACTACGCGCTGCCGGTGGTCACCGTGAGCGTCGAGCACCTGGGCACCGGCCAGTGAGCGCCAACGAGGTGGCACCCGAGAGCCGGTTCAAGCGCAACACGTTCATCCGTGCCGACGAGCTGCGCCCGGCCGACATCGGCCAGACCATCCGATTTCGCCAGTGGGACAACAACACCGAGATTGCCCGCGTGCTGACCGGCGAGCTGCGCCAGCTCAGTGCCAACGGCGGTGAGATCCACATCTGCATCGGCCTGGGCGCGGAGACCGAGGAGACCCTGTTCAACGACCAGCCCGTCACCCTGCGCCCCACCGACCAGTACAACGACGTGCCCACCCTGGCCCTGTACGACGACCAGGTTTGATCCACCCCGCCACCACAACCACGAAGGAGAACCACCGTGACAACAGCCACCACCGAAACACTGGCCTGGCGCGAGAGTCGCACTGAAATTGAGACCCGCCGGTATGCCGAGGCCCCCGGCCGTGACGGGCAGACCGAGTTCCACAGGGTCAAGCACAGCGCCGACTTCACGGTGAAGTCCCTGGTGCCTGACATGCTGGCCGAGTTCAGCCGGACAGTGGCGTTTAGCCCGGTCTACGTCCGCGCCCGGTGGGTGGACGGGGTGCTGATGAGCGTCACGCTCAGTGGCCCCCGCCGCCTGGTGTCCGGCGATCTGAGCGACAACGCCAGCAGCTGGCGTAAGCGGGAGTTCCGCAGCTATCGGGGAGCGATCGACCGCACCGAGCTGCCCGAGACCATTGCCCAGGGCATCACCGCCTACGAGCAGGCGGTGGCCGGTGTTGCCGCCAACGGTGGTGACCCCGAATGAGCAGCGGCATCAACTGGGACGGTGGCGGCATCCCCGACGCCGCCCACCTGCGCACCCTGCCCGACGGCACGATCATCAGCTGGCTGCGCGTGCCCGGCGACCGCACCAGCGAGGCGGTGGCCTTCGTCCGGCGCGAGGTGTCCAACGAGTCGGGCTTTCCCCAGGTGGACGTGTGGATCAGCCCCGGCGGCTGGGATCCGCAGACCATCGAGAGCGCCGGGGTGTCGTTTCCGGCGCATGTGGTGCGGTTCGGCGAGTTCAACCCCGAGCACTACCTGGGCGCTGAGCTGCCACTGCTCACCGACCTGGCCAGCGGCGTGCTGGACCACGGCGGCACCTGGTCGCGCGAGAAGGCCCTGGAGTGCGCCAGCCGGGTGAACACCGGCCGGGGCGGGCCTGCGGCCATCACCCTGGCAATGGCCTCTGAGTTCCAGGATTACCTGGAGGCCGACGACGAAGAACCCGGCACCGAGATTGTCCAGGTCACGGTGGATGTCACCGTGCATCCGTACGGTGAGGTGCGCGTGCGCTACAGCGACGGCCGGGTGGACGAGCTGAGCGTGGACCACTGGGAGGGGCCGAAGCCGGTACGCAACGCGCCGGTCATCGACATGACACCTGGCACCGTAGGTGAGGCCATCGGCAACCTGCGTTCGGCCCTCGACGTACACGCCGACATCACCACGCTGCGCTCCCATGCAACGCACCTGCTGCACGTCATCGACCTTTGGAGGAACCAGAAGTGACCGCCCTGCCCGACACCCCGAGCGCCGCCGAGCTGCGCGCCGCCGTGGCCCTGCTGGAGAACCACGGCGACATCGTTGGCAACGTCAGTGCCGCCATGCTCAAGCGAATGCGCAACGCTGCCGCCGAGCTGGAGGCCAGCGCGCCCCCGGCACCGGCCCACAGCCCGGCCAGCCCCTTCACCGAGCGCGGCGCGTGCCCCGAGTGCGGCCATCCCGTCCACAGCGACCAGGGCGGTGACCGGGGCTGGATTCACACCGAGACCGGCGAGTACCGCTGCCCCGACGGGTCGGGCTGGGCTGGGCCTGGCGTGAACGGCGACATGCTGGAAGCCAAGTACGACGAGGGCCACGCCGATGGCTGCGCCCACCAGGAGGACATCGACAACGAGACGATGACCCCCGACAACGAGGTGGAAGAGAAGATCGAGCAGGCCCGGCAGGAGGGCCGGGACGCGCTGTTCAACGAGCTGGACGCGGCCATCAGCGCAGCCATGGAGCAGATCGGTGACGACGCCACCGCCGACGAGCTGCGCGAGGCCCTGGCCACCGCGTGGAATCGGGTCGCCCCGTGACTACCACCGCCATTCCCCGCGTGCCCAGCCGCACCTGGTATGACCCGGTGCTCGACGCCACCATGCACACCGGCCAGAACGCCCGGCTGGCCTGCGGTGAGCTGATCTACGGCACCGAGCCCGGCACCGTCACCGTGGCCATGGACATCGAGACGCCGGGCCTGAACAGCTTCACCATCAACTGCGTCACGTTCGCCTGGGCCACCCCGGCAGGCCAGGTCCACACGGTCATCCTCGACCCGGCCCGCACCGGGGCCGACCATGCGATCGTGCGCGACGTGGTGGAGCACGCCGCCCATCTGGTGTTCCACAACGCGCCGTTCGACGTGCCGATCCTGCACCACGCCCAGCTGCTCGACCTGGTGGACGTGAACAAGATCATCGACACGCTGGTGGTGGCGCGGTTCGCGGTGCCCGACGTGATGGTCCCCAAGAACCTCACCGCGCTGAGCATCCGGCACCTGGGCCTGTCCGACGACAAGGGTGGGCTCGAGCGCGCCTTCAAGGCTGCCGGGTACAAGACTCAGCAGGCCGGGTTCGAGGGCATGGACATCACCAGCCCGGTGTACCGCTACGGCGCGATGGCCGACACCGTGGCCACCCTGGCAATCGAGCCGATCATGCGGGCCAAGGCGCATCACTGGTCCACCGATCATCCGTTCAGCACCTACGGGGCCACCAGCGAGGGCCAGGCGGCTGCGCTGCTGGGCACCCAGGAGACCGTCCACCGCGTGATGCTCCGGCGCAGCGCCGTGGGCCTGGCCGTGGACCGCGCCTACCTGGACCGCTACGCCGAGCAGGTCGACGTGGACCGCAACTTGGCCATTGCCGAGCTGGCCGCGCATGGCCTGGAGGGCGGCTCCGGCAAGGGTGCCAAGCTGGTGGAGTACCTGTATGAGCGCGGCGAGCTGCCCGAGCCCTGGCCGCGCACCCCGACCCGAAAGCTCAAGGCCACCAAGGACTTACTGGAGGGCCTGGACCATCCGCTGGCCGCTGCGCAGCGCAAGCTGGCCCAGATCGAGAAGGTGATGGGCTACCTGGAGAAGGTCGACCGGCAGGCCAGCGTGACCGGCCGCTGCCATCCCCAGGTGGGCGTGCTGGGGGCCAGCGCCACCGGCCGCATGAGCTATGGCAGCCCCGAACTCCAGCAGTTCCCCGCCGACGCGCGGGCCATCATCACCGACGACGGGCAGGGCCTGACCAGTATCGACTGGAGCCAGATCGAGCCGGTCACCATGGCGCTGATGGCCCAGGACCACGCATTCCTGGCCCCGTTCGAGGCCGGGGAAGACCTGTATGAGCCGATTCAGCGCAGCGCCGGTATCGAGCGGCCGGTGGCCAAGGTGGTTCTGCTCGGCACCATGTACGGGCTGGGCATCGCCAAGCTGGCCCGCCAGATCGGCCACACCGAGGAGTCCGCAGCCCAGATCAGGCGGCAGATGTTCGAGGCGATGAAGGGCTGCGAGCGCTGGATGCGCAAGGTCCAGAACGTGGCCGAGACCTACGGCCGGGTGGTCACCGCTGGCGGGCGCATTCTGCCGGTGGACCCTGGGTTCGAGTACAAGGCGGTCAACTACGCCATCCAGGGCAGCGCCTACGACGTGCTGGCGCACAGCATCGTGGAGATGGAGCGGCGCGGTATCGCTGACCACCTCCAGCTGGCCATGCACGACGAGCTGGTGGTGGACACCGAGGTGGCCGAGGAGGTCCAGCAGATCATGCTGACGCCGCCGCAGTTCCTGATCACCTGGGCCGAGCGGGTGCCGGTGTTGCGCACCGACCGCGCCGACATGGGCTCAGCCTGGGCCAAGGTATGAGCGGCTACCGCAGGCGCGACATCCTGCATTCCCCAGACTGCGAGTTCCTGCGTCCCGACGGAATCGCCTGCACCTGCGGGTCATTCGAGCGCGAGATTGCCGCAGCTAAGCTGGCCCGCACCACAACCACCGAGGAGACCCCCGTGCCCGACGCCGACCAGCCCAAGACCGCCGCCTGCCCCAACGACAGCCACTCGCTGGGGTGCCACTGCCACCAGGGTGAGGCCATCCAGATGGACGTGCCACCGCTCACCGGCCTGTCGGCCCGCGAGCAGTACCTGGACCTTCGCGGCGAGCTGGACCCCGACACCAAGGCCCAGCGCCTCAAGGCCCGCCAGGATGCCCTGGTCGACATCGCGGCCAAGCTGTCCACCACCGGCAGCCGGGCGCGGGACATCTGCGAGACCGCCGCCGACCTGGTGAACAACGACCGCAACGCCGTGTACGGCGATGCCGAGGTCAACTTCACCGAGACCGGCGCGCTCTGGGCGGTGGTGTTGGGCCATGAGGTCACCGCCGAGCAGGTGGCCATCTGCATGGCACTGGTCAAGATCGCCCGCCTGATCAAGACGCCCAACCACGCCGACAGCTGGACCGACGGCGTGGGCTACCTGGCCCTGGGCGGCGGCATCGCCAGCAAGCCCGGCCGCTACGTCTAACCGCACCACCACAACCACGAAAGGCGCTACCACATGCTCGGATCCAAACCGCTGGAGGCCGTACTGGGCTCCGGTGTCGACAACACCGACCACGAAGCCGTCCGCGCGTTCCTCCGGCAGGCCGCTGACCTGGGGCTGAACCTCTTGTTCATCTACCCCGACAGCAAGGTGCCCGCCGACCTGCGCACCCCGCAGGCCAAGCGCAAAGACGATAAGCTGGCCCAGGAGGAGGCCCAGGCCGCTGGTCGGCGCGATTGGCAGACCGTCAAGAGCGCACGCGGGCTGGCGCTGGCCACCAGCGACAAGCCCGTACTGGAGCGGTACCTCAAGCGCTACATCGAGCTGTTCAGCACGTGGGTGGAGGTGCTGGCCGACGGCACCTGGGGCGATGAGACGCCCTACAACAAGAAACAGTTCGACGCTGGCGAGATCGCCATGGCCCGGCCCGCCGCCGTGAACCTGGCCGTGGAGGTGGGCAGCTCTGGTGTGGTGGTGGTCGACTGCGACACCGCCGCCCAGATGGACCGGTGGTTTGAAGCCGCCGAAATCCCCGAGGACTCCCGCCCGGCCCCGACCATCCTGACGCCCGGCCAGCTGGGACCGGACGCCGACCCCGACGACCCCAGCACCTGGGCGCACGCCGATGGCGGGCACTTCTGGTTCACCGTGCCCGACGAGCTGCTGCCGGTGCTGCCGCGCGTGGCCTCCAACAACATCGGCGCAATGACCTGGGGCGGCGACAACGGGTTCGCAGTGCTCTGGGACCGCCGGTATGTGCTCATCCCGCCGTCCACCCGGCCCGAGGGTGCCTACGAACAGCTGGGCCACGTCTACGAGCTGCCGGACTGGCTGGGCCAGGCCATCCTGGAGGCGGGGGAGCGCCGGGTGCAGCGCGCTGCCGCTACCGCCAGCCCCGAGGCCAGTGAGCTGGCCACGGCCATCGACGCCTGGGCTGAGACGGTCAGCTGGGCCGACATCCTGGAGCCTCTGGGCTGGACCCCGGCCCCGCGCGCCGACGGGTGCGGGTGCGCCGTATGGACCGCGCCGGGCGTCCACGCCAGCCCGAAGTCTGCCACCGCGCACGACACCGGCTGCACCGCTGGCCGCTACACCGAGACCAACGCGCCGCTGCACATCTGGACCGACAACCCTGCCGAGCCGTTCGACGCCTGGGTAGCCGAGAAGGGCACCAGCACCATCAGCAAGCTCCAGGCGGTGGCGCTGATCAACTACGGCGGCAACGTCGGCAAGGCCATGGACGACATGGACGTGACGCCGGACCTGAGCGTGGAGCCGGGCCTGGACCCCAAGGGCGTCGACCGCGAGCACAAGATGAACGGCGACGGGGAGTTCAGCCTGCCCGAGCCGGTCGACACTGAGGACCAGGCCGAGGACAACACCATCGTCTGCGCCTGCGGTACCACCATTGGGCCGGACGACGCGCGGGAGGGCGATGACGGCGTGTGGTACCACAACAGCCACGCCGTGCAGGAATTGCCCGACCTGGTGGAGGAACGCCTGGCCGACACCCCGGTCGAGTACGCCGCCGACCTGTCCGACCTGCCCGCCGACTTCGGCAAGTCGGAGAAGGCCGACAGCCCCTATGCCGACGAGGTGGACGACCCCGACCCCGACGTGTTCGACAGCCCGCACAACGGGGTGCCGCGCATCGCACCGTTCAGCCACTGGCGGGACATGCCGCCGCCGGAGTACATCATCGACGGGCTGATCGAGCACGGCGGGCTCAGCAGCGTGATCGGGCCTCCCGGCGTCGGCAAGTCGACGGTCGTGCTGGACATGCTCTGCCACATCGCCACCGGCAAGAACTGGCAGGGACGCCAGACCCGCAAGACGCGCGTGCTGTACCTGCCCGGTGAGGGCCTGAGCGGTGCCGTGCAGCGCCTCAAGGCATGGGAGGACGCCCACGAGGTGGACCTGGCCGACGACCTGCTGCTGGGCAACGGCATCATCCTGGTGAGCGCCCAGAACGAGGCCTGGGGTGAGATTGCCGCCTACATCGCGCGGCAGGGCATCGGCCTGGTGGTGTTCGACACGTTCGCCCGTATGAGCGCCGGGCTGGAGGAGAACAGCGCCACCGACGTGGGCAAGGCGGTGCGCCGGTTCGACAAGCTGCGCGAGCTGACCAACGCGGGCGTTTGCGTGGTGCACCACACCGCCAAGGGCGCGCCGGACACCGCACGCGGCAGCAGTGCCCTCAATGGTGCGCTGGACAGCGAGCTGCTGGTCCGCATGGCCACCTGGGACGTGAGCCAGATTGCCGACGACAACGGCCGGTTGCCCGGCAAGTGCATCGAGATCACCACCAGCAAGCAGAAGAACGCCGAGCAGCTGGAGAACCCGCTGCCCCTGCTGATGATCAACTACGAGCTGCCCGACGGTGTGAGCGCGCCGCTCATCACCGGCCCCAACGGCAGCGTGGACCCCATGCAGGGCGAGGTCGTGCTGGCCCGTGCACTGCCCGAGCCCGTGGTGGAGACCGCGATCCGCATCCGCGAGTTCGTGGACCGGCTCACGCAGCAGGGCGCGACCCGCACCGAGATTGCGCTGGCCGTGCGGCCGGACGCCTACGCCATCAGCCGGGCCGACACGCCCATCTATTGGAAGCAGCGGATTGCCGAGGCCGTGGACAAGGGCCTGCGCTATTCGCTCATCGAGACCCTGACCGGCACCCCTTCGGGGGCGCGCTACATCCCGAGCGTGAACACCGCCGAGCAGGCCCGCGTCCTGGCCGCTGCCGAAGTCAACGACCAGGACTAACCCGCAGTACACAACCACGAAAGGAAACAACCATGAACAAGGCACAGAAGGCCCTGGTGGCGTTCGGAGCAGGCGTCACGCTGCTCTGGGGCGGCGCGGTGTTGGCACCGGCTGTCGCGGGCGCTATCCCGCCGGGACCGAACACCTGCGTCGGGGGCGGCGGGGGCTTCATCGGCTATGGAGGGTACGAGGACTGTGACCTCTGGGCCGATGGCAGCTTCTGGCACCGCCAGTGGGGATCCGGCCCGTTCGCATTCGGCTCCAGCAGTGGCCGGGTGTGCGACGGTATGCCGCCCGTGCCCACCGACAACGACCCGCGCACGCCGTGCCCCGGCGTCGTGATGCCCTGATCTACACCACAACCACCTAGAGGAGACCCAACCATGTCCGTTTCGTTCAACCGTGCCGCACTGATCAAGGCGGCAAAGACCGCCCTGGCCAACCACGACAAGGCCCAGGCCAGCTATGCCCAGGCGGTGCGCGATTACCGCGACAACCACCGGGGCGAGTGGTCGCCGCAGCAGATGGGTGCGCTGCGTGACTGGCTGTCCAAGCAGCTGCGCAAGGGTGGAGCCGCGCCCACCGTTGCCGACGCCCGCAAGGCTGTCGGTGTGACCGACGTGGAGTACGTGTTCTACTCCCCGCCCGCCGACTACGACGTGCGCAAGGCAGTGACGCAGCCCAAGGCCCTGCTGTCCCCGGTGCAGATCAACGAGACCCGTGCCCTGCTGGAGGTGCTGAACGCCGCCACCGGGGACGTGGTGAGCGCCAACGAGCTGAAGCTGCTGGGCCTCACCAAGCTGGCCCACGTGTTCCAGGCGGCAGCTGGCGAGGTGGCTTCGTGATCGTGCTGCGCGCTGGCATCAGCGCAACCGTGGACATCCCTACGCACTACGCCGACACGGTGGAGGAGGCCGAGAAGCAGCTGGCCGACGCCGTGCGCGAGGTACTGGGCAGGGCTGGCAACGTCCGCACCGCCGTGGAGGTCAAGCTGGCGCTCACCGACGTGCCCCAGATGCGCGACGTGGACGTGTCCGGCTACCTTGACCAGGATTTTGACGGCCGTTTCGAGTAGCAGTTGACTTACCCGCAATAGTCGGGTTAGTTTAGGTGAGTCGCACGGTCCCAGGGCCTGCCACCTGGGGCCGAGCGACCACCACCACCACACTTCACCAGCACCACACCACAACCAAACGAAAGCCACGCCATGACCACCACCGCAGCACCGGCCCCGCGCCAGCTTCGTGATTACCAGGTCGCCGCAGTTGACGCCGTAGAGCGGGACTGGGCCAGCGGCAAGAACCGTGTAGGTGTCGTTCTCCCCACGGGTTCGGGCAAGTCCAGCGTCATCGGTGAGACCGGACGCCGCGCCCTCGACCGCAGCCAGCGCGTGCTGTGCCTGGCCCACCGGGGCGAACTCCTCGACCAGATGCGCCGTGACTTCATCGCGGTGGCACCCCACTACGCCGACCGCACCGGCATTGTCCGCGCCGAGACCGACGACAGCCACGCCGACATCGTGTTCGCCACGCTCCAGACGCTGGCCACCGCTCACCGCCGCCAGGCCCTGGGCAAGCGCCACGTCATCCTCTGGGACGAGGTGCACCACGCCGGAGCCGAGGGCTTCCACACCACGTTCAGCGAGCTGGGCGGCTACGACGACGCCCTAATGGCCGGGTTCACCGCCACCATGTACCGCAACGAGCGTGGCGTCATCGGCCTGGGCGACGTTATCCAGAAGATCAGCTACGAGAAGGACATTCGCTGGGCCATCAAGAAGGGCTTCCTGGTGCAGCCCCGTGGCCTCACGGTGCGCATCAAGGGCCTGGATGCCCTCAATGACGTGCGCAGCGTGGCCGGTGACTTCCACCAGGGCGAGCTGGCCGAGGTGATGGAAGCCTGCACGCAGTACGTCGTGGATGCGATCAAGCTGCACGCCGCCGACCGCCGCCCCATCATCTTCGCGGCCAGTGTCGACGCCGCCCACCACATCGCCGACGCGCTCACCACCGCCGACTTCCCCGCCGTGGCAGTGACCGGCGCGATGAAGTACGAGGACCGCCTGCCCATCTACGAGAGTTTCCGCGACGGCACCGCCCGCGCGCTGGTCACGGTGCAGGTGCTCACCGAGGGCGCTGACTTCCCGATGTGCGACACGGTGGTGCTGGCGCGGCCGACCCGCAGCCGCAACCTCTACAGCCAGATGGTCGGCCGGGCGCTGCGCCTGTACCCGAACAAGGACGACGCGCTGGTGCTCGACCTGGCGGGCAGCACCAGGGCCATGAAGCTGGTCAGCCTGACCGCGCTCGACACCGGGGCCGAGACCCGCGAGGTGGACGAGTTCGGCGAGGACATCGAGCTGGACGAGGACGACCTGCTGGGCGACGGTGGCGGCGAGCCTGCCGTCAAGGAGGTGCGCCAGGGGCCGGTGGACATGGTGTCTATCGACCTGCTGGCCAACAGCGATCTGGTGTGGATGGAGACCGTGGGCGGCATCCCGTTCCTGCCGCTCATGGAGGACAACCAGGTGGTGTTCATCATGCCCGAGGGCTACCGCGTGCCGCCCAAGGGCCAGGCCGACACGGTGCGCTGGGCCATCGGCCAGATGGGCACCCGCAGCCGCCGGGGCGGTTGGGTCACCGCCAGCGGCCGGTTCCCGATCCACACCGACGATCCAGACTTCACCGACCTGGCCACCGCGCTGGAGAACGCAGAGGTGTGGATCGTTGAGTCGGACCAGCAGCTGCCCGTACGCAAAGCCAGCTGGCGGCGCAACCAGAAGCCCAGCGAAGCGCAGCTCAAGTTCGCCCGCACCCTGGGCATCGTCATTGACGACGACATGACCAAGGCCCGCCTGAGTGACGAGATTTCGGTACGGGTGACCAGCCGCGTCCTCGACAAGTTCCTGGAGGCGTGATGGCCAGCATGGCGGTGCAGTATCCCGCCCGCACCGACACCAACGGCACCACCTGGTACCGGGGTGTGACCGGCGACGGGTGGACCGCCGACCTGGCCCAGGCGCACCCCGACTACCGCGCCAGTGACGCGCCTGCGCCGCTGTGCGCCCCACTGGCGCACGAAACGGCACCCGCCGACACAACCACCCCAACAACCGAGGAGAAGCCCGCTATGGCCCGTACAGGCCCCACCGAACTCACCGAGGACTTCCAGGCGGTGCAGCGCGTCACGCAGTGGATGCACTACCCGCTCCCGCCTGCGCCGCCGCGCGCCGAGAGCAAGTTCAACGGTTGGGGCTGGTACCAGCTGCCCAGCCCCACCACCGGCAGGCCCACGGGCTACCCGCGCGCCACCACCATCGCCAAGACGCTGGACGACGTGACCGGCCTGCACAAGTGGGCCATGCGCGAGACCGTCGGCCGCGTGGTGGCCCTGCTGCGCATGGACCCCACCGAGGTGGTCTACGACGACGGCAGCCCCGAGAAGGTCACCGCCGCCGATCTGATCGGCCTGCTGGACGAGGCCATGAACCAGCCCAAGGTCACGCGCATCAACACGGTGCTGGAGACCATCGACAACTGCATGGGCGGGGCCGACGCCCGCGAGCTGGGCGAGTGCGCTCACGCTTGGCTGGAGGCCCTGGACTGCGGGCTGGTACTGCTGCACCAGGTGCCCGAGGTGGTCAAGCCGCACATCCACTACGCCCGCAAGGTGATGGCCCACCGGGGCATCGTGGCGCTGCCGGAGTACGTCGAGCGCACCGTGCTGAACGACCAGGGCGAGGAGCCGGTAGCGGGCAAGATCGACCGCATTTTCAAGCTGATGACCACGGGCGAGCTGGTGCTGGGCGACGTGAAAACCAGCAAGAGCCTGGAGTACAGCTGGCTGCCGTTCGGTGTGCAGGTGGGCGGCGTGTACGGCTGGGCCACCAAGATGCTCACCGTGGACGGCAAGGGCTGGGAGCCCATGCCTGCCATCCGCGAGGACTTCGCCATCCTGCTGCACGTGCCCAGCAACGAGCCCGACCGTGCAGCGGCCATCACCATCGACCTGACCTGGGGCGCGGAGACCATGGTGACCAGCCTTGAGACCCGCCGCCGCCGCAAGGAGGCCGAGAAGCTGGTACCGCAGCACGCCGTACCGGTGCCCAGCAAGGAGGCGGTGCGCTACGCCACCGCGCGCCTGGCGCTGAGCGAGATCACCAGCCTGGACGAGGGCCAGGCCGTTTATGAGACCTACCAGGACGTTTGGGATGACGACCTGGGGGAGTTCGCCGAGACCATCGCCGGACTGCTGTAACCCATCACCAACACAACACCATCACCAAGGAGAGCAACTATGCCCAGCCCGTTCGATAAGAAGGGTGGCACCGCCACCGCCGCCAAGCCCGCCGCTGCCGCCAAGGCCCCGCTGCCCGGCCCTGACGACGTGGCCAACGTCGGTGAGGAGAAGACGCTGGGCAAGGGTGACCCGTTCGCCGCCAGCGACCCCACCGGCATCAGCGGCTACAAGCCCGCGTTCTTCCTGGGCCAGCTGATCCTCATGCACCCGACCGAGCACGGCAGCATGAGCACCAGCGTGTCCAAGAAGGACGAGGAGCAGGAGTTCATCCGCGCCGACATCATCCCGTTGACGCTGCCCGAGCCGGGCACGCCCAACGCCAACGTCACCGTCGCCACCGATGAGGGCTACGCCTTCCTCAACCGCGACGGCGAGGTGGAGACCTGCGAGCCCTACGAGGTGGGCGAGCGCCTGGACGATGTGATGATCTTCAACAAGGCGCTGGTCCGCGAGGGCAAGCGGGCGCTGGACAAGGGCACCGCCTGGCTGCTGGGCCGGGTGGTGAAGGGCAACAAGAAGCCCAACCAGTCCGCGCCGTACATCCTGGCTGCCGGGTCCGACGAGGACAAGGCGCTCTACCAGGAATGGCGGAAGTCCATTTCGTCGTAGTCCCCGCACGAAACAAGGCCCCGGCACCTTCCCCAGGTGTCGGGGCCTTGCCCGCTGAGCCCACAACCACGAGAGCCGCTATGCGCAGGTTACAGCAGTGGTCTTACCAGGTCGATGCCCACCTGGATGCCCGTGCGCCCGCCGAACTCCGGCTTTGGCAGGTGGTATTCGCCGTGGGTCTGGATGCCGGGCAGCGCCAGCAGCAGGCCGATGAGCTGCGGCAGGCTCAACAGCAGGCCGGTGGGGCTGAGCGCGGCGATGAGCGGGGCCAGCAGCTCGTCGTCGCCCTGCTGGGCCATGTTGACAAACGGCAACAGCTGCCCGCCGCTCATGCCGGTGAGGCCCGCCAGGATGGGCACCGTGGCGGCGCTGCCCAGCTGCCCGCCAATGCCGCCCGCTCCGAAGATGCCGCCGCTGACCAGGTTCAGGATGGCCGGGATGACCAGTTTGGCCAGGTACAGCACGAACGGCAGCTCGGTCTCGGCGTGGATAACCACCTCGTAGACCGCCGTGGCGATGGGGCTGACATTGCAGGCGTAGAAGTCCGGCGCGGTGGGCGTCTCGGTCACCACGTCGATGATGAGCGCCGCCAGCCAGCTCGGGGCCACGTATCCGCTGATGCCCTTGCCGCGCGGGCTGCGCCCGTACCGGGTGGCACCGCCTTGGCGGGCCGGGTTGCCGAACACCAGGATGCCCTTCACGAAGCTGCGCAGCGCCGCGAAGATGCCCCCGTCGCCGAACAGCCGCGCCGCCGCGCGGATGATGCCGTCGGCCGACTGGCTGTAGCCCGACAAGATCAGCTTGAACCCGGCGGGCAGCTGGTCCACGTCCTCCATGCTGATGACCTCGCCGAGGGCCAGCTTGATGCCGTACAACGGCAGGATGTCCTCACGGATGCGCCGTTCCAGCTCGGCACCTTCCAGGGCGATGGTGTCCAGGTAGCTCTGGGCGCTGTCGCCGCCCATCAGGCCCAGGTAACCGCCCTTGGGATACCCGAGCGGCCAGTGCCGGACGCCCGCGTTGGTCTTGAGCCATTCCCCGACCTCGAAGCTGGGGCCGATCCACCAGTCCGCACCGCTGCCGGGGCTGGACAGGAAATGCACGTCGGTGATGATGGCTGCCGGTGGCGGGTTCGCGCCGCCGCCAGCGCGGGGCACGATTTCCATCTGGACCTTGGTGGCGTAGTCCAGGGTGCCCAGGGCCGTCATGCGCGGTGGCAGGTACTTGCCCTGGTCAATCTCGACGTTGCGCCGCCGCTGGTATTCGGCCAGCGCCGCGCCGAACTCGGCGGTGTAGATGGGCGTGCCGTCGTTGGCGGGCTTGCCATAGCTGTACTTGGCCAGCTTTTGCTTGGCCAGCACGATGTTCGGGTCTACGTCGCCCACGGTGTTGGGCGGGTGCCAGGCCGGGGCCGGGGCGGTCATTCTGCGCCGCCGGTCGTGGTGGGCTTGGTTGCCGCCCTCTTGCGCGGTGCGCGCTTCTTGGGCGCGGCCGGGGTGGTTGCCTCGGCGGTGACCGCAGCGGCGCTCTGTGCGGCAGCCAGGGCCGAAACTGCGGCCACCAGAGCGGTCCACTGGGCCTTACGCCGGACCAGGCCCGCGCAATACGCCTGGCCGAAGTCCCTCAGCCACTGGTTCCACTTCACCTGGTCGTCCTTGTCGGCGCTACCGGCCCAGCTGGTCTGCCGCACGCCGTTGGCGGCGATGTCCTCCACCACGGTGATGGCCAGCGGCACGTCGTTCCAGTACGCCTCGGTCATGACCAGGGTCCAGGCGTTGCCGTCGGTGTTCCAGTCGATGCCCAGCGGGGTGTCGATCAGCGTGCCGTCCTCGGCCATGAACGACCGGCTCGGGGACTTCTGCGTCACGGTCTCGCGGTAGATTGCCGCCAGCATGGTGATGGCATCGGGGTTCGTCATCCAATCGTCTCCTCCGGTTGTGGGGCCAGCTGCTGCCCGCGCGGCGATCTGCGCGCGGAACCAGGTCATATCGAGATTGCCGGGGTCGGGCTTGCCCTGCTTGTTCACGCCCAGCGGGTTGTCGGCACCGGCCCATTCCTTGTGAGCGATCTGGTGGCTCGGCGGCAGCGTGTCGCCCAGGAACCAGCTGATGGCACCGCCCACCGCGATCATGGCGTTCATCTGCGCCTCGGGCCAGGGCAGCGTGTACCGGCCGTCGCGGTCTGGCCCGTAGCTGCACTCAATGCCGATGCTGATCTGGTTGATACCGTCCTCTGGGATGCCGGGGTACACCCCGATGCCACCGTGCCAGGCAATGCCGCTGCCGGTGAGCACCACGTGCCCGTCGGGGTGGATGAGCATGTTCGCGGCCAGGCCCAGCGCCGGATGGTGCGCGATGCCGTTGTCGGTCTCGTTGACGCTGCCGGTGTGGTGCCACAGCACCCACGAGATTTTCCCGAAGTCTCCATGCCCGCGCTCATCCCAGCGGATGCCGTCGGCGTCGGTGTAGGTGGTGACGCTCACCCCGAACGCCCGCAGCAGCTGCGGCAGGAACAGCGGGTCACCACGCCAGGCCGGGTTCGGCGTCAGGGCCGGTGCGCCGCTGCTGCCCCCGCCGGGGCTGGGCGGTGCCGGGATCGGATTGCCCAGGTAGCGGTCGTACGCCGCGTTGGCCAGGCCCCACCACTGCGCATAAGCGTTGGGCACGCCGCTGCCCTGCACGCGCTGAATGCTGTCGTTGGCGCGCTGGGCGGTGCTGGCGTCGTAGCCCTTGTCGCGCAGCCCGCTGCCCGGCCAGCCGAAGAACATGCGCGTGCTGTCCCACGGGTCCATGCGCTTGCGGGTACCGGCGCAATCGCCGTAGTTGCCACCCCAGCCCCACGGGGCTTTCCCCGGCTGGTTCATCTGCTGCTGGAACGGGCCGGTGGACTGCCCGTCGTCGCCCTCGCTGTCGTGCGGGTAGGCGTCGGGGTCGTCGGCGTAGCAGGGGTCAGCCATGTTGCCGGGGATCCAGATTTGCCGCCCGTTGCCGTCTTGCAGGTCGGCCCCGGCCTCCTGGAAGGCGCACATGGCGGCGCAGATCACCGCGCCGCGCTTGTCCGGCATGTCCAGCTCGTCGGCCACCGCGACGAAAATGGCGATCCACTGGTCGACGGTCAGCAGGGCACGGGGTGCGAATTTCGACCGGATGAAGCTCACGGGGCGATGGTAGACCGTCCGCGTGACATGCCCGTTAATGTCGGGGTTGACTTACCCGCCTTAGTCGGGTTAGTGTGGTCGTATCAGCCAGGCGGGACAGCCCCGCCGCCGCGACCAAGGAGTCACCATGGGTTCACCGTTCGCCACCAGCACCGCCCCCGCCATCGTTGCCGCCAGCGACGGGCAACTGAACTTCATCCGCGACCTGCTCAACACCCGCCAGTGGCAGCAGGCCCAGGGCGTCGACAAGCACGTCAGCCGCGCCGCTGCCCTGAACATCGTCCTGAGCTGGGCCATGAACCTGGACACCGCCCCCGGCGAGGTCGTGGTGACCGTCGAGTACGCCCGCAGCCTGGGCGACGGGGTCAACGCGGTGCTGGCCACCATGCGCGAGAACGCCGCGACGGACAGCGCCTACCTCTGGGCACCGCTGACCCGCCAGGGTGCCAGCGCCCTGATCGACTGGCTCAAGAGCCTGCCTACCCAAGCCAACGTCCGCGTTGACGACCGGCGCTACGAGGACGCCACGGTGGAGGTGCCTGCCGGGCGCTACGCCATCGACACGCAGGTCCACGCGGTCAACGGCACGGCGTTCTACAAGGTCGACCGCCCCGAGACCGGCCGCTGGGCCGGGTACGTGTTCGTCAAGCAGATCATCGGCAGCGACGAGCAGAAGCTGAGCATGAAGCAGGGCCGGGCGATCCTGGCCCGCATCGCCGCCGTGGGTGCCGAGGCAGCCAGCGCCCGCTATGGCCACGAGATTGGCGAGTGCGGTATTTGCGGTCGCCAGCTCACCAACGACGAGAGCCGCGCCCGTGGCATCGGGCCGGTGTGCGCCGCGAAAGCTGGCTGGTGACCGCCACCGGCCACCTACCCGACCCCGGCACCGCCCCTCGGTGCCGGGGTCGGCCCCACGAAAGGACACGCACATGACGATGACCGAGCTGCCTACAGCCCCGCAGCCCACGGAGCACACCTACGGGCTGGGCGAGCTGATCCGCAACTACCGGCTCTACATCGGGCTGGACCAGCGCAGCATGGCGCTCAAGCTGGGCAAGCCCCGGCGCGACTACCAGCGCATCGAGAGCGGCGCGGACAAGTGCCCGCCGGGGATGCTGACCAAGGTGGAGGAGCTGGTTGACCAGTTCGATGACCACGTGGCCCGTGTGATCGACGCCGCAGAAGCCGACCCAGACCGCGAGGTCAACATTGCTGTGGAGACCGGTGGCCAGTGGGAATGGGAGCGTCTGGTGGCAGGACGCGCCGCCGTGATCGTTGCCGGTGACCCCGAGCTGCCACGGATAACCCTTACGCTGTCGGGGAACTCCACAGCCCGTGAAAGGAGCGTCCGGTGACCACCACTGAGCGCAAGGTGCAGAAGTATCTCAGCCGCCAGGACGTGGCCAAGCGCCTGGGCATGAAGTCCGTCCGGTCCTTGTCCGGCATCGACCTGCCGCCGCATGATGTGGAGGTGGGCCGTCACAAGGGCTGGCTGCCGGAGACCATCGACGCTTGGCACGCCGAGCGCCCCGGCCGTGGCTGGTGGGGCGGTCGGTAATGTCGCGGCACGCGCGCCGGTACAGCCGACCCGTTACTGTCGCCCTCATGGGTGGAACAGGTGTGCTGTTGCTTGCCGTGTCGTTCTTCAACACGAACCCGCACCCCGGTATCAGTGCCGCCGCAGGCGCGGCGCTGGTCGGGGGCTGGTCGTGGCTGCGCTACCGAGACAGCCGGGAACTAGCCAGCGTCAAGGTAATTCAGCGCCGGGCCGAACCGGCGCGAGCCAAGGAACTCCTTGGCCCCTTCCATGAACATGCCCACCGAGCGGTTTGACGCGCCCGTTGCCGCTGTGCCGCCGGTATCAGGCCATTCGCCCACGTCGTTGCCGTTCTTGAGCAGCACGTGCAGGTTGCCCGCCTGCTCCAGCCGCAGCACATCGCCCTCGGTGAAGCGCGCCAGGTTCGGGGCCACCAGGGTGTTCGTCCCGCCGACGCGCCGCACGATGGACGCCGCGCTGTCGGTGAAGTCCATGCCCACGCCGCGCGCCCTGCTGCCGTCGTTGGCGTAGCGCCGGAACACCTGCGTGCTGAACCCTGGGCTCCCCACGTTGGCGATCTGCGTTTCCACCCATCCGTCGTCGGTGGTCAGCACCGTGGGATGCCGGACCCAGCTCACCTGCCGGTCCAGTGACATGAGCCCGTCGGGAACCAGCATCCGCGCCGCCTGCTCCACCACGCCGATGACGTAGCAGATGTTCTCTCCGATGCCGCCGCCGATGTTGGTGTACTTGCCGCAGGTGATGGTCCCGACGACGTTGCCCAGCTCGTCAATGACGTAGTTCAGCGGGTCCAGCAGATGCCCGGCGCTGTCGGGCAGCAGGCCGATCTGCTTGGCGATATTGCCGATGACCGGCAGGCTGCCGATGATGCTTTCGATGTCGATGTCACCGGCCAGCCAATCGGCCAGGATGCCGCCGATGATGGGAATGCCGTTGACCAGGCCGATGAGCCCGTCCGGCGGTGCGCTGCCGCCCCAGGCCCCGCAGTAGGCGTCGACCAGGCTGGTGCCCGCATTGGCCACCAGCTTGCCGGTCTCGTTCACGCCGTCCTGGATGTAGGCCACGGTCGACCCGACCACGTTGCCCAGCCCGTCCACGATCATGCCGTAGCCGTCGCTGATGAGCTCTCCCAGATCGTCGGCCGCGCACAGCTCGTTGATCCATCCCTGGAGCCAGCCGTCCCAGTCGAACCCGTCGTGGATCAGGGTGTCTGACCAGACCAGGGTGGTGCCGTCGTAGATTTTGCGGTACCGCTGCGTGCCGACGTAGCACTTGCTGAACGCCGGATGGTTGGCTGCGCCCTGGTAGACCGGCATCAGCTGACGAAGTACCGCGTGTTCGGGTCCACGGTGCCCGCCGTGACCAGCGCCTGGTACTGGGCAGAGGTCAGCTCGACCTCGCGGCGCGACACGGGGTTACCGGCGGCGTCATAGGCGGTGACGACGCCAATGCCTGTTTTCTCGGCTGTCACAGCCCCGCCAGCGAGCGCAGCGGTGCCCACCGCCCCCGCCTCAAGGTTGACCGCCTTCACGCCGCCAGAAGCGATCTGAGGGCTGCCTACTGCGCCGGGTGCGATCTTGGGCTGCGTTACCGCCTCGTCGGCCAGGTGGATGGTGTCGACCTCGCCGGGCTCCAGGTTGCCCGGCGCTACCTCGGCCACCTCGGCACGGACAGCGGGGTCCAGCTTGGAACCGGCGGGCGCACTGGTATCGAACAGCACCGCCGTAGTTGCCATGGGTGCAGGATAGCTGGCTTACCGCGTGCCGCTCGACAAGAACGCATCGAACGACGCCTCCATCTCCTCCTCGCTGAACCCCGGCGGGGGCGGCAGGTACCCGTCACCGTTGATCACCATGGCGGTGATGTCTGGCTTGTAGAGCTTGTCGTAGTAGCGGGTCATCTCGGTCTTGGCCTCAACCTGCGTCTTGGCCCCGGCCACCGCGCTCTCCAGGCCCAGCTGCTCCATCGCGTCGAGCACCACGTGCATGTTCGGCCAGGCCATCAGGTCGCTGTGCCCGTTCTCCAGGGCCTTGGTACGCAGCGCCCGCCAGTTGTGCGCGGCCATCAACGCGAGGTTGATGACCGCCGTGTAGGGCGCGCACTGCCCGCCGTGGCAATCGCGCGGCTCACGCGCAGCATGGTGTCGGCAGGCATGTCCACGTCGGGATCCATCATGCGGGCCAGCAGCTGCTCGAACTCGCCGTCGGCCAGGTGGTTCTGGACGAAGATGTCCAGGTGGTCGATACGGCTCTCAGGGCTGATCTTGCTGCGCGCCGCCCCGGCCAGCGCCGGGATGGCGTTGGGCAGTGGTCGCCGCGCGTGCAGTGTGCCCACCCCGTCGACTTCCAGCGTGTGGTACGGCCAGTCCGGCGGCGTGGGGTGTGCTTCGCCGTCGGCCTCGCAGTCGTCGTATCCAGGTGGCGGTTCGTACAAGGCAGTCTCCCGAGGCCGGAGGGATTGTCAGCCCGAGATTACCGGCACCGCGAACAGATCAAGACGGGTCGCGCCCGTGGTGTAGCTGCTTTCGCTGCCGGTGTCGCCGCCGTCGATGGTGGTGTTTTCCCAGAACTCACTGATGAATCGCAGCTCCAGGGCGGCGGTGATGGTCTCTCCCGGTGCCAGCCGCAGCCAGCCGGTGCGCTCGGGTGCCAGGGGGATGGTGCAGCTGTTCATCCGCTGCTCGGCAATGCCGAACGTCGTGCCCAGGCTCAGCGTCCCACCGCGCCCCAGGTCAGCGCCCACGCCGAACATGGAGCTGTCGGCCAGCGGGCCGGGGTCGGTGGCGTGCTTGGCGTAACCGCTGCGCAGCACCAGCCCGCCACGGCTGCGCGGCTGCAAGCTCACCCGAGCGCCGCCGCGCGTGATGAGCCCGTACACGTCCTGAGCCACGGGGCTGCCGTTGGTCCAGCTGTACTGGAGCTTGTGCAGCAGGTCGTTCTTGTTACCGCCTGCGCTGGCGCTGGCCAGCAGCCCGGCCAGCGGGCTCGACTTGCCGAACAGCAGCGGGATTGACCCGAACAGGCTGCCAAACAGGCTGCCCAGGGTGCCGAACACGTCCACCGTGCCCAGCCCGCCGCTGGTGAGCGTGACGCCGTAGCTGCCCGTCTTGCTGGGGGCCTCCACGCCGCCGACGTGCCGCCACTGCATCCACGGCTGGGGGCTGATCACGCCGTCCAGCTCTTGCAGGTGTGTCTCGTCTACGCAGTCGCTCACAGTGCCCCCACCGGGCTGCCGATGGCCACCAGCCTGGTCCACCGCGCATACGCCTCCCAGCGCGGCTCGAACTCGCTGGGCTGCGTCCAGACGCCCGGTGTCTGCACAGCGGCCAGGTAGCGGAAGTGGAACGACTGCTTGGCCGGTACCTCGCCCAGGTCCACGTAGGTCTGGCTGTCGTCGCCGTCGAGGAAGAAGCGACCGAACTGGAGCAGGTCTTTGGCCACGCTGGCGCGGTCCACCTGGAGCCGACCGCCGAACGTGTCCTGGATGACGCTGGGGTAGTCGGCGCTGGGGCTCTTGCCCACCTGGTGGCTCCAGGCGTCGTGGATGACCACGGTGGCCGGGTTCTGCGCCACGATGCTGCGCGGTGCCCGGTGGACCATCACCATGACGCGCACGGGGTCTGGGCTGTTGTTGAACCAGGTCAGGTCGCCGTCGATCATGGTCACCGGGTCGGGGGCCAGCTTGATTTCGCCGTCCTTGGTGGACTCCAGGAACTGCTCGGCCACCACGTGCGGCAGCCAGGTTTGCCGCACCCCGATGCCGCGAACGTCGCTGATCATGTACTCAGCGGTGCAGATTTTCAGGCTGGTGCTCATCCGGTCACGACCTTGCCCTGCTGCGGGAACACCATCAGCTGGATGCGCGCGTACCCGGCCTCGGCCTCATGGGCGGGCGCGTTCTTGTTCGCGTTGTCGCTGAACGGTGGCGGCGTCCACACGTAGCTGCGGTAATGCACGCGCAGCGTCTCCTCGGGGGCTACGGGGCCGATCCACTCTTCGCTGGTGTTGGTGCCCCACCAGGCCCAGAACTTGCCGGGCACCGGCTCGGCCACGGTGTTGCTGCCCAGGTCGCCCGCGCTGCCGCACTGGCTGTTGAAGATGCCGCTGACCACCGGCTCGGCGGGTAGCACGTCGGCGCTGCCCTTGGGCGTGATGGCCGTGGACCAGCGGTCGCGGAACTGCACGGCGTTCGGGTTGCTGGTGATCCACCGCTTCCACCGCCGGGTGACCATGATGCGCACCATGTGGTCTACCGGGGTGAGGTTGGTCCACATGACGCCGGGCTTGTCGATGAGCAAGCGGCCGGGCAGCGTGCTGGTCTCCAGCAGCTTGGTGGTGTCGGCACCGCTGTGGGCAATCTCGTCGGCCACCAGGCGCGGCACCGACCACGGAGCCAGCCGCAGCTTTCCGTCGGCACCGACAACCAGGTGCTCGGAAACGCAGACGTTGGCCGTGGTCACCCGATCAGCTTACGGTCGACCACACGCGGGGCGGGGATGTCTCCAGCCGGAAGTTGCGGGCGTACGGGCTGCTGGCGTTGGCGCGCACCATGGCGGGCAGCGTGGCGCGGGCCTCGGCCTCGTCGGCGAACTCCAGCCGCGTGGTGGACCACCACTGCTCGTCGGCCAGCACGGTCTGTGTCTGGTGGTACGCCTCGTCCAGGGCCACCTCGTAGGCGGCGTAATCGTCGCTGTACTGCTGGGCAGCTGCCTCGTCGGCGTCGTCGCCGGGCGGCGTCGGCGGGATGGGCTGGGCGGGCAGCAGCTCCACGGGCGGGGTAGCGACCTCCCAGGCCACCGACCAGGTGAGTTCGGGCACGGGGCCTCCTATGCGGCAATGGGCGTGATGCCCACGATGTCAGACGCCAGCCGGATGATGTCACCGCTGACACCGCCCTTGCTGACGGTGGCCTGGCCGGTGATCAGGCAGTTGCCTGCCGTCGGGTGGTCCCAGATCGAACCGTGGGTGATGGTCTCGGTGGCGTTCAGGGTGTGCTCGGGGAAGTTCGTCAGGGCGATCTGCCCGGCGGTGCTGGCCCCGGCCACGCCGAAGCTCATGGCGTAGCGCGTGGTGTTCGCCGACCCGTTGGCGGTGCCGTTCGCGCCGGGGTCGCCAATGTGCGGCCGGAAGTACACCACGGCGGGCGGGGTGTATGCCACGTTGCGGAACACGTGGTCCAGCAACTTGTTCGCCAGGTAGGCGGTCATTCCCACAGCCACGGTCGTGATCCTACTGGTATGCCCTGTAACGGGCGGCTCCCGCAGCGCCGACACCGCCAGCGCCGCCGAAGTTGGAGCCACCGGCACCACCGCCACCAGGCGGGTTACCGGCCGCGCCATTGGTGGCCTGCGTGCCGCCGCCCGTGTACGGAACGCCGTTGTACGTGATGTTCCCCGGCGAGCGCCCCACGTTGTCGCTGGTGCCGGTTGCGTTGGCGATGCCACCGGCCCCGCCTGCACCGCTGAGCCCGCCCCATCCGGTCGCGGCGGCTGTGGTGGCGGTACCGGCCTGCCCCGCCGTGCCCGTGAAGCCACCGCTGCCCCGAGCGCCGCCCGTGCCCACCTGGCCGGTGATCTGCGTGACCGTCCACGCGATGGTCAGGCCGCGCTGGAGCGTGCCGGTGGCGTAGACGCCCGCCTCGCCGGGGTAGCCCTTGAGCGTGTAGAACGTGCCCGAGCTGGCCCCGCCGCCACCGGCCCCGAGCATCACCGCGTCGATGAAGTCGCAGTTGCGGGGGAACGTGTAGGTGTAGGCACCGGCCACGTTGAACTCTGCCGGTGCGGGCAGGCCCGTCGGCGGGAAGCCCATGGCCATCTGGTGGGTGACGGCCAGGCTGTGCGCCATGGCCAGCGTGCGAATCTTGGCCAGGTCCAGCGACTGGCCGACCGCCAGGTTCTGCGTCACGGCCAGCGTGCGGTACTTCTGGAGCGTGAGCACCTGGCTGCTGGTCAGGGCGTGCTCCAGCTGCATGTCCAGCACGCGGGCCAGGGTCAGCGTGTGGCTCACCGCCACCGGCATGGGCACCGCGATGTCCTTCACGCGGGCCAGGGTGAGCGCGTGGCTCACGCTCAGCGCCAGCGACATGTCCAGCATGTAGAGACCCTGGAACGTCAGCGTGTTCTGCGCGGTGACGTTGTGCGCCAGGTTGAGCTTGAGCAGCGCCTGGAGCGCCAGCGTCTGCGTGGCGTGCACGCTGTGGACGATGCCCAGGGCCTTGAACGCGCCCAGCTCCATGGTGCTGACCGCCGCCACCGTGTGCGCCATGTCGACGGTGAGCACCGCCCACCAGGCCACGTCGGGCTCAGGCGGCTGTGGTGTGGCCTCGCTGTCGAACCAGCCCGGCGCGGGCAGCGGTGGCGGGCTGGGCTGCTGGAACCATCCCGTCATGGCTACACCTGCCGCAGTCGCACGTACACCCGGCCACCGCCGCCGACGCCGCCAGCCTGACCCACGAAGAAGATCGAACCACCGCCCTGGCCACCGCCGCCCGGCGCGTAGCCAGCCTCACCGGCCGCTGTGGTGCCGCTGGCGGTGCCGCCAGCGCCGCCGGGGTACGTTCTACCGCCGATGGTGACGCCCGTGGCCCCTACGCCCGCCTGGGCGGTATTGGTGCCCGTTGCGCCGTTGGCGGTGAGGCCAGTCTGCGTGCAGGTGGTGTTGCCGCCGTTGCCGCCGTTGGACGCGCCGCCGCTGCCCACGTTGCCGCTCAGTGTGCCGCCCAGGGCGATGTCGGTACCAATGGTGAGCGTCTGAGCTACGCCGACGCTGCCGAGACCGCCGTTGCCTGCGCTGGTGCTGCCGCCGTTGTTGCCGCCCTTGCCGCCGCCGAACTCTACGAGGTCGACCTTCCAGCCTGTCTGCGCCCAGCCAGGCACGGTCCAGCTCCAGGCCCCCGGCGCGAACTCCCAGGTCTTGTCCTTGGGCACAACCTCGTTGGTCCAAATGACCTCGGCCCGCGCCGCGCCGCCAGAGCCGCCCGTGCCGCCCGTGTTCTGCGTTCCTGCGGTGCCGTTCTGCCCGGCGGTGTACCCGCCGCCACCGCCGCCACCGCCACCGGAGGCGTAGTGCCGTGCATTGCCCGAACCGTGGGCCACGCCGCCGGTACCGCCGTTGGTGCCGCCGTTGGTGCCGATGCCGCGTGTGCCGGGCGGGGTGGTGTTGGGCGCGTTGTCGCCGGTCCAGCTGGCATCGCCACCGTCGGCACCACCGGCACCGGCACCGTCGGAGTTCTGGCCCCGGTTGCCGCCGTTGGACGCACGCGGTGAGTAGTACCCGGCCGTCAGCCCGCTGGCGCTGGCGGTGCCGCCGTTGGTGCCGCTGGCGCTGTTGGCGATCAGATCAATGCCACCCGAGATGAACCGGTTGGGCGCGCCAGCGGTGTTGCCGCCGTAGAACAGCGACCAGTCCGAGCCCATGTCCTCTACGTAGATGAATATCTTGTCTACGTGACCACCGCCACCGCCGCCGTTGCCGCCGTCGGCACCGCCAGATGACGAGGTGCTGTCCTCGTGGCCACCGTTGCCGCCGTTGGTTCCCTTGCCCCACAGGTGAACCCACGCGCCCGTCGCGCCCGGCGGGATGGCCGCGCCCGTGACATTGGTGTTCACCAGCGTGTACGGGAACGTGATGTCCGGCCACACCTTGTCGCTGCCGATATAGACGCTGTCGTAGTCCTGGCCCAGCTGGTTCAGCAGGGTGTCGATGGTCTCGTCACCGATGAAAACCGGCATCAGTTCTTCACCACGTAGATGGTGTTGGCGTTCTTGGTGGCGATGGCGGCGTACTGCGCGGCGGTGCCCTTCCAGAGGTTCAGGTTGGTCAGGCCAGCGGCGGTGTAACCGGCCACCACGCCCGACCCGGCGCTGCTGCCGCCGTCGTACATCGACCAGGTGCTGATGGTGCCGGTGAGGTAGCTGCTGCCCTTCTCCACGCCCATGCCGCAGTTCCGGTAATCAGACCCCAGCACCGTGACCGGCGCGCCTGCGCTGCCGTCGGTGTAGACCAGCTTCTTGGTGCCGTTGATAGCCACGTGGAAGTACCGGGGCTCGGCCACGGTGCCGCCCTTGAAGCTCACCGAGCACCCGGCGGTGAGGATGTCGCTTTCGCTGATGGTGGGGCCGAACTGCGTGAACGTGCCGCCCGCCAGGTTGTACAGACGAATCTCGTCCCAGGCCAGGCGCGCCGCCACCAGCGCGGTGCTTCCCGCGTTCGACCGGCCGATGAGCCAGATGTAGTTCGAGCTGTCCGCGCCGAACCAGCCGTGCGTCGGCACCTGCGGCAGCACCACGCTGACCTCGAAGAGGTCTGTCTGGAGCGGGCCACCGTTGAACAGATACAGCTCGCGGCCAGCGTTGGCGCTGTCCCAGGCGAGCTGGCCGTTGCTGGTGATGAGCGTGCCGCTGCCGTTGTCGGAGAACTTGGTGAACATACTGGGCGGTGCGCCCGCGTTGGCGAACTCGCCGAAGTTGATCACCTCGGACGACGCCGCCGGGTCCAGCCCAGCCACCTGCGCCTGGAGGTTGACCACCGCCGCGTTCGCGCCTGCGGTGCTGTTCCGCATACCGGCCAGCTGGTTGATGATGTCCACGAACGTGCCCGGCGCGCTCAGCACGCCGCTGGCACCCTGCACCACGGCGTTCAGCGCCTGCTGGATGGCGTCGTCAATGCTGCTCGCGCCCTCCACGGCCGACTGCACCAGCGTGGCCGGGATGCTGGTCAGCGCGCTGATGACGTTGGCGTCGGTCGCGCCGCCCGGCGGCACCGCACCCGTCAGCGCCTGCACGATCGCATTGCGGACGGTCTGCCCGCCGTTGGCCACGGCGTCGGCCAGGTCGTCCACCAGGCCGATGATCTTGTCCTGGCCGATGGCCGGGATGTTGGCCAGGTTGCCCAGCTTGCTGGCGTCGAACACACCGGTCAGCGGGTTGAGCGCCTGGAGCCGGGTAATCACGTCGGTGAGCTGGCCCTGGCCGCTTCCGATGACGAACCCGCCGAACGCATCGAGCAGGTCCATGAAGTCGTCAATGCGGGCCTGCACGCCGTTCCACAGCCCTTGCAGCGCGTCGACCAGCCCGTTGATGTAGCTCTGCGGCAGGGTGCCGGTCTTTCGCAGGGCGGCGTCGTCGTACTTGACGGTGCCGCCGGTTGCGCCCGTGGTCACCGTCAGCTCCACGACGACGTACTTGGCGTTCGCAGGCGGTGACCAGCCGGTCACGCTCAGCTTGGTGCCCCAGCCGCCCGTCCCACCGCTGTTACCCGCCGCCCCGGCGCTGGCCACCACGGCAGGCGCGCCGCCGATGAGCACGTCGTTCTCGTCGTAGCTGGCAATGGCCAGCTGGATAGGCGTGGCGGCGCTGACCACCAGGCCCACCCACTTGGCGTAGACCTCGGCGTCCAGCTCGTCGTCGGCCTCGACCTCCACCGCATTGCTGCGGATGGTGTGCGTGAGCCCGTCGGCCATGGTGTAGGCGCTGCCGGGGCGGCTGCGGCCGTCGGCCTCGTCGTAGTCCCAATCGGGAAAGCCCGACAGCGTGGCCTCGTCATCGAAACTGCCGTCGAGCAGCAGGTTCGGATTCACCGGCCGGATGTGGCTCAGCGGGATGAGCGGCAGCCGGTTGCTGGTGATGGGGCTGCCCAGCTCCACCTTGAAGAAGTTCGCCAGGGCCTGGAGCGCGTTGACCGGGTTCAGCAGGCCGGTGAGCGCGGTGTAGAGGTCCGACCACATCGACTCCAGCGAGCCGCCCGTGTCGATCTGGCTCAGGGCGTCTACCAGCTCTTTGTCCGTCACGTAGCCGGACAGGTTCAGGCTGGCGGCGTCCAGTACCTCGGTGCTGCCCGACTCGTCAATGACGACGGTCTGGCCGGGCCGGGTGGCGCGCAGGTTGCCGGTGGCCGGGTCGTTGGACAGCACCCACGGGCCGACGCGCACTGTGCTGGCGGTCTCCAGCTTGCGCAGCCTGTCGTGGAAACTGCGGGCCAGCTCGGCGTCGTTCTGCGGAGTGCGTCCCGGTGCCAGCAGTGCGGTCATCGGCCCGCCGCCCCGGCGCTCAGGCTCAGCGTCGGCCCGGCCTTGTCGCTGGTCAGCTCCAGCTTCTCCTCCACGGTCTCCATGGTGACCGATACGGTAGCCGCCCCAGCCCGCCGATTGACCTCACAGCCGGTAAGCAACATCAGCTGCCGCACGCCGCGCGCCTCGATCACGAACCGGGCGCTTGGCATCAGCTGGTCGAACGTGACCGGCGCATTGGGGTGCAGCACGGTGCCGCTGGGCAGCTCCAGCATGGTGCGCACCGCGCCCGTGGTGCGAACGTACTTCTGCGCCGCCCGCGTCACGTTGCTGACGCCGCTCATGCTGTCCAGGTTGACGATGGATTGCAGGTTCTGGCCGTAGAAGTCGACGCGCTCGCGGGCCAGGTTGTCCTGGCCGCGCACCAGCACGTCGTTCACGGTGCCGGTGCCATCACGCACGAAGTCGATACCGTCGCCCAGAAAGTGCTCCTCGCCCAGGGTGGCCACCGGCTCCAGCGGCAGCGGGCCAAGGATGGGCGTGCCCGCCACCACGGTCCACCTCAGCCCGTAATCCACCAGCTGGCCCATGGTCTGGTCCAGCATCTGCTCGTCGGTGATGACCTGGAAGTCGTACCGGTCGCCCTCGGGGTCCGGCCGCACCAGCGCCCGCGTGCCCAGGCCCTGGGCCTCGATCATGGAGGCCCACAGCTCAGCGGCCACGGTGGACGGGTCGGCGGCGTCCCAGCGCTTGGTCATGGGGTTGCGGGTGCGACTCAGATAGGCGCTGTGGTCCACCGCCTGGAGCGCCAGCCCGGCACGGTTGTCCCGAATCTTCTTGATAGGCCCCGTCCACAGCACCGCCTCGGCACCCTGGCGCGTGCCGTCCCAGACGGTGAGCCAGTGGTGCCAGTACACGATGTCGGGGAAGCGGTCGGCACCGGGCAGCGGCGGCACCGTCAGGTTGCACTGGCTGCCGTCGCGCGTGGCCCGGCCGAACGTGAGGTCGGTGTAGTCGTCGGGGAGGAACTGGTACAGCGTGGTGCCGCCCGCCGTGTGGAGGCTTACCAGCAGATCGTCGGTCACGACCGGCATGTCACACCTCCCGGTCGGCCAGGCTCATGCTTACGTCGAAGGTGGCAGCGCCGTCGCTGATGATCACCAGCTCCCAGTCCTTGTCGCGGTCGATGACGGCCGGTCGCCACGGCACACCGCTGGGCGTGCTGACCATGTTGAACGGGCGGCGCTTGCGCCCGGCCCACTGGAGCCAGAACCGGCCGCTGATGCCGTCAAGCACCACTTCACCCTGGCTGGGGACGCCGGTCAGCTGGATGGGCCACAGCTGGTCGCCGCACTGCTCGCGGGTATTGCGCTGCCGGTAGAACGCCTGGAGCGTCAGGTTGTCCTCGCTGTTGTTGCGCACGCGCAGCGTCACGGCGGTCTGGCGGCAGCGGTATGGGCTGTCGAACGTGGGCAGCTGGAACACGCGGGTCTGCACCGCGCAGACCGGCATACAGCCGCCGCACGTCGGCGGCGGCGTGGTCACCGCCTCGATACGCTCCACGTCGCAGCCCTCGGCGAAGAACACCGGCATGTCGGCGCAGCTGGCGGGCGTCTTGCAGTCGGCCCCGTGAATCCACCCGATGGGGTCCAGGGTGGTCTCGTCCCAGTCCACCGCCACGTCGACCGGCGGGCTGTAGGCGTACGGCCGGGTGACGGTCATGGTCCACTGCACGCGGTAGATGGTGGCCTGGCTGTGCTGGCCGCGCGCCAGGTTCTGCGCGTCCTGCACCTGGGGCTCCTGGCTGAGCACCACGCCATGCACCTCACGGATGAGGGTCACGGGGTCGGCGGTGCTGCCGCCGGGGTGCGCGGCCAGGTACCGCAGCGTGCTGCCGTCGTCGGCGTCGGTGGCCCGCAGCAGGCAGGTGAGCCATTGCAGCCCGTAGGTCACGCCCGCGTTGGTGCAGGCGATCAGCAGCGCGTCGAACGTCACCTGGCGGCTGGGGTTGCGCTGCGGGCCGGGTGCGCCACCGGCACCGGCCACCTCGGTCACGTCGCGCTGCGTGGGCGTGGTGTCCAGGCCCTTCACGTCCATGACCCAGACGCCGCCGAACTCGGCGCTCTCGGGCACGCGCGTGCTGTACCAGGGTGCCAGCTCGGGCCGGTAGAGGCTGTGGTCCAGCAGGTCGCTCAGGCCAGGCCAGCTGTCGTCGTAGCCGATGGACTCCCGGCAGCCGAAGCACAGCGTGTCCGGCGTCCAGCAGTCGCCCACCAGACCCAGCCCCGGCCCGTACAGCCGGGTGCCGTCGGGCACGGTACCGAGCAGCCGCCCTGGCCCGATGGGCACTGTGCTGGCGGGCAGCTCGGCCAGCAGCGGGCTACCGGCCACCGGCACCAGCGAGCAGTCCCCAGGGTCGCCCAGCAGGCCCAGGTCCATGGTGGGAATGTTGGCCCCGATGTGGGCCACCACGCGGCTGCTGTTGGCAAACTCCACCCCGTCAAGAGCGAAGTAGCCACGGAACGCCACGTGTCCTCCTACGGCATCAGCTTGAGCAGGCGCTGCTCGATTACGTCTGCGGTCTCGGTGCCGCCACCGATCACAGTAATGGGAGCATGGACGGTTCGGCTGCCGCCACCGCCGAACCCGCCGCGCTCCAGCGCCGCGACAAACCGGCTGAACAGGCTGGTCTCGGTGGGGCTCAGCACCAGCTCGGGCTCGGCGGTGGCCTTGGGCAGGTAGCCCTCACCGATGGCCAGCCCGCCCTGGTCGAAGCTCTGGCCGGGGATCAGCGTGCTGGCCCCGCCGAACAGCCCGCCGAACACCGCCGTCAAGCTGCCCAGCAGGCCACCGATGATCGTGCCCAGGATGCCGCCCGCCGGGTCGAAGATGCTGGCCAATGCGCCACCACCGAACACCCCGGCCATCAGGTCTGGGAACGACGACTGGAGCTGGTCGCCCACCATGTCGATCAGCGTTTCGCTGATGGCCAGCGCGAAGTCCGTACCGACCTCGGCCGCAATATCGACACCGGCCTGGCCCGCGCTCGAAATAAGCGAGCTGACAATTCCACCGGCACCCGGTGCCTGCGTATTTACCGCCGCGCCCGCAGCGCTGGCCCCGGCCTGAATAGCCGCGTTGGCCACCGCCTTGGTAATCGGCACAATCACCTTCTCGATGATGTACTTGATAAGCGCCTGGATAACGATTTTGAGGATGCGAATGCGCTCCTCAGCGGCAGTTTCCTCGCTCGACTGCGTGCGCTCGATAAGGCCGCTGGTGTCATTCAACAGACGACCCTGGGCGTCGAATGCCTTAAATGCGTCACCACGGAACTGCCGGAAGTCATCCGTCATTTCGTTCATGGTGTCGCGCACTTCAATCTGCACACCAATGACCTGGAGCAATACGCGCACCAGCAGGTTCACAATGGCCCCGATAATGGGCACCTCGGACACGCCGAAGAAGTCAGCGCCCACGGTGTCGTTACCGATGACGCCGCCGCCCGTGGCGTAATGCCGGAAGCCCTTGCGCCGGGCAGCCTCCACGCCGTGGGTGCCGCCCATGCGGGCCACGTCCATCGTGTTCAGCACGAACTCGCCGGGCATCAGCAGCGCGGGCACGCTGTCCTTACCGGCGATGCCGCCGCTCACCGGGCCACCGCCCGCCATACCGATGACGCCCGTGGCCGCGCCAGCCAGGTTGCCGCCGACGTTGCCGCTGCCGGTGTTGTCGATGGGCAAGCTGGCCACCGCGCTGCTCACGGCGTCGGCAATGGGCGGCGCGGCTGCGTTGCCCATCGCGGTGCCGATGGCGTTGGACACGCTGTCCTTGAGGCCTTCCAGTGCGTTCTGCACACCGGCCTTCACGACGGGCTCCAGGGCCTCGTCGTTGAGCTTCTGGCTGACCTGCTCGATTACGTCCACCATCTGCTCGCGCATAGCCTGGAGCTGCGCGTTCAGGCTGGTCAGCGTGCGGTCGAACAGGGCCGACGTGTCAGAGAACAGCCGCCCGCTGGCGTCGTACGCCTGGTCGTTCTTCTCCACGTCGGTACCGGCACCGCCCTGCCGGGTGAAGTCCTCGACGTTGAGGCCAAACGCCTTGGCCAGCGCCAGCGGGTTGCCCTCCTTGACCAGCTGGTTCAGCTGGGCGTAGGTCGCGCCCTTGGTGGCCCAGCCCTCCTGCCCGACACCGGCCACCGCGCCCATCACGTCACCGAGCACGTTCTGCGCAGCCTCGCCGCCGCCCTGCGTGAGCCCGCCGAGAATCTGGTTCACGCCCGGCGGCAGCTGGCCCTGTCCAGGCCAGTTGGTGACGAACACCGGGGTGCCGCTGCCTGCGGTCGCGCCGCCGGGCAGTGCGCCGGACATGCCCGCGCCCAGCGGCACGCCGTTGACCGGCAGCGACATGATGTTCGGCATACCGGCCGCGCCCTTGGCGTTGCCGCCGTAGGTCGCGCCCTGGCCGGTGCCGCCGCCGGACTCAAAGTTCACGCCGTTGGGCAGCGTGGCCCGCATGTGTTCGGCCGACCAGCCGATCTGGAGAGCGCCCGGCACCGCGCCGGACACCGCCCCCAGGCTGGACAGCACGCTGCCCGCGTCGGCTGTGGAGAACAGGCGCTTGCTGGTGGCCTGGCCCTGCGTGATGATTTCCACCAGGTCGCTCACGGCACCCGAGCAGTCAGACAGGCCCGCTGCCAGGTCGCTCGCGCCCCAGCTGTACTGCCCGCCGCTGTGTGCCTGCGCGTAGGCGCTGATGGGGTCCATGACGCCGCCGGGGATGCCGTACATGGGCACGCCAGTGGATCCGGCCACCGCCGCCGTGCCGCCCGTGGGCACCTTCACGCCCTTGGTGCGCAGCCGCTCCAGCGCCTTTACCAGACTGGTGTTGTTGCTGTCGAGAGTGCCGGTGTACCCGCCTGGTGCCAGCGCCTGGCCAATCAAGTCGCTGATGCCCTGGTCGCTCAGGCCCTTCTTCTTGTTCCGTGCCCCCGTGATGGCCGTGACCACCGGGTCGTTGAGCGACATGCCCGGCGGCAGATCGGCGGTGTTGCCGGTCATGGCGAACTTCTGGAGCGCGGCGATGTCGACCATGCCCGGCAGTGCCGCCGTAGTGCCGCCCAGCGCCCCGCTGGCGGTCGGGGCGACGTAGGTGGTGGGGTCGGCCCCGATCCACTTCTCAGGGTCGCCACCGAGCGCCTGGATGGCCGCAGCCGCTGCCTCGTAGCCCCGGTTGCGGGCCTTGATGGGCGTGCCGAACGGACCCATGGTCTGACCGGTGGTGCCGGTGCTGGCCTTGGCGATGGTGTCGGTGGCGCTGGCGGTCTGGGCCACCGCGCCGATGCCGCCCTTACCGGCCAGCAGGTCACGAATCTGGATGAGCACGCCCAGCTCGGTCTCGGCACCCGGCGGCGGCGGGCCGGGCAGTGCTCCGGTGCCCAGGTGCGGCTCCACGCCACCGTCGGCGTAGTACCGCTTGCTCAGCCCGCTGCGGAACCGGCTGTTGAGCGCGTACACCCCGGCCGGGCCACCGATGCCGCGCACCGCCTCGGGGATCAGCACGCCCTCGCCAGGGGCCAGCACGGCGTTCACGATGTCGTGGCCAGGCGCATAGCCGGGGACCACCATGCCGTCGGCACCGCCGGGGCGCGGCAACTCAAACGGGTTCGCCGCCTGCGTGTTGGGGTTCGCTGGGCCGGGTACCGGCGGCAGGCCCAGGGACTGGCCGTGCAGGTCGCGCAGCATGGAGCCCAAGGTGCCCAACTTTGCCAGGGTGTCGGCGTACTTGGCCGGGTCCACCTGGACGTTGATGGTGCCGTCCTTGTTCTGCTGCACCTGGATGCCCAGGGCACGCAGCTGGTCCAGCACCGCCGGGGCCAGCGGGGCGGTGACGTTGATGGTCCCGTCCTCGTTGGTCTTGATCTGCGCGCCGATGTCTTTGAGGATGTCGAACACCGCCTGCCCGTTGGGCATGTTGATGTTGATCGGCACATCCTTGGGGATGGCGGCGAAGGCGTTCTCGATAGCTACCTGCGCGTTGGCCATGCCGCCGTACTTGTCGGCCAGCTGCTGGAGCAGCGGCGCAGCGGCGGCGGCGTTCTGGGCAGCGCCCAGCGTGTTGTCTCGGATGCTGGCCAGCTGCTGTGCGGCAATCTGCCCGGCCGGACCCATGCCCTGGAGCCGGTTGATCAGCGCGTCGAACTGGCCCTGGCTACCGGTGATGGTCGCGGCCATCTGCTCGGTGGACATGCCCACGTCGCCCAGCGCGGCGGCAATGCCCTTCAACGTGTTCTCGTCGTAGGCCCCGGCCAGCTTCTCAGGAATCGCGCTGACCTGCTCGCCCACGGCTGCCAGGGTCGCCGCGTCGATTGCGCCGCCGGACTCAGCCAGGGCGTCGTTCATCGACTTGATGGCCTGGCTGTTCAACAGCATGGCCTGGTGGCTGCGCTCGTTGGTGGCTGCCCACTTCTCGGCCGCAGCTGCCGCCGCCTCGGTGGCGATCTTGTTCTGGTTGACCAGCGCGTTGTATCCGGCCAGCGCCGCGCCCAGGCCACCGCCCACCAGCGCGCCAATGCCCGTGCCAACGCCGGGAATCACGCTGCCGATGGTGCCGCCCAGCACTGCGCCGCCGCCGATGGTCTGCAAGGCCCCCAGCACGCCGCTGGTGGTGCTGGTGCCCGCGTTCTGCTGCATGGTGGTGCCACTGAGCAGCAGGCTGCCGCCCAGCAGGGCGCTCTGCCCCTTGCCGAACCGGCCACCGGCCGCGCCACCGCCCGCCGCTGCGGCGGTGTTCATGGCCTTGATCTTGCCGGTGATACCGCCGACGATGCCGCCGATGGTGCGCCACGCCAGGAACCCGACCAGAACCGCCTGGAGCAGCCCCGGCACCTCGGCCAGCGAACCGGCCAGGCCACCAATGGCCTTGATGATGGGGAAGGTGATTTCACCCCACTGCTGGAAGCCCTTGATGATCTCACGCAGCGCGGGCCACACCTCGCGGAACAGCTCACCCCAGCGCTTCAAGTCCTCGCGCCCATCGCGGAAGAACGCGGTGAGCTTGGCCTGGCCGCTGGCGCTGTTGGTCAGGTCGCTCATGGCCTTGGTGGCGCGCTCCAGCCAGCCCAGGAACCCGCCGTCGCCGGACAGGCTGCCGTCGAGAGCGCCCGCCGCCTTGGTCAGTCCGGTGATGGTCTTAAAGACGTTGAGCACCGCGTTTCCAAAGGCCCGCATACCGTTCAGGCCCTCGTCAATCCACCGGAACAGGTTGCCGTTCGCGGCGTTCTTGCTGATGAACTTGTCCAGCCGCTCGCTCACGCTGGTGATCGCATCGCCCAGGCGCGGCAGGAAGTCGCTGCCGGTGGCGCTGAGCTGGCCCAGCGCGTGGGTCAGCGGCTCGATGGCCTTGGTGGCGCGGTTCTGGCCCTCGGCCGTGTTGCCGAAAATGCGGTCGATGAAGCCCAGCGTGCTGTCGCTGCTGCCAACGCGCATGGCCTCTTTGAAGGTGTTGTTCCAGGCCCCGGCGATCTTCTGCGCGCCGGGCTTGACGCGCGGCAGCACCTTGCCCGCGAAGTCGTCCAGCTGCTGGTCGATGCCCTCGAACATCGGCTGAGCGATGTCCTTTTGGAACTGGCGCAGCGGGCCGTTCGGCGCAGCGAGCTTGGCCACCTCGCGCGCCACCGCAGCGGCAGCCGGGGCCATCTTCTCCAGCTGCTTGTTCGCCTCTTCCAGCTTGGCCGGGTCGTCGGCGGCGTCCATGAGCGCCTTGACGGCATCGCCCATGCCCTTGAAGCCAATCACCGCCGTACCGATGGCAGCCGCGCCGCCAGCGAATACGCCCGGCAGCACCGCACCGGCCTGGGCCAGCTGCTGCACCGCGCCGACGATATTGACAACGCCCGTTGCCACCGCTGGCAGCGCCTGCGCGCCCAGGGCGATGGTGTTCAGCCCCGTGGGGCCGGTGAGGAATCCGAGCACGCCGCCCCGGCGTCCACCACCTCCACCGCCCCGGCCACCGCCACCACCGGCCGCACGCGCCGCCGCAGCCTGGCGGGCAGCAGACCGTTCGGCCTCGCGCGCCAGGCGCTCGTAGTCGTTGACCTGGCTATCGGTGGCTGCGCGCGACCGCGCCGCCGCACGCACCAGCTCGGCGGTATGGGTGGCCTCGGCGCGGGCCAGGCGGCGCTGGGCAGCTTCCACCACGGGGCTACGCCGCCCGAAGATGTTGATGGCCTCGTTCAGCTCGCGCTGCGCGTCAGCAACGCTGCGGGTGCTGTTGCCCAGGGCGTCGGTAGAGCGGCGCTGGCGTTCGATGCGCGGCACCGGGTCCACGCGGGGACCGTTGCCGTAGGCCCCTTGCACCGCTCGCACAGCCGCAGCGGTGGCGGCTGCCTCGGTGGCCACCCGGCGCAGCTGGCGCACCTGCTTGTCGGCGCTGCGTTCAGCTGCGTTGCCGGTGTTTCGGTACTCTCGCTGTGTCTCGTTGAGCTTGCGGTTCAGCTTGTCGAGCGTCGGCAGAATGGCCCGGCGCACTGCCTCGCCCAGCCTTGCTGCGAGGTCGTCGGCATGGAGTTCAACGCCAAGGCTGATCTTGCCGACATCGGTCACCCGGTCAGGCTATCCCAGCAGGTGGCTATTCCTGCTCGTCTGACTCGATAGCGGCGGTAACGATCGCGTTGAACAGCTCGCCCACGGTGTCCACGTCGTAGGCGGTGTCGTCGGGGTCCATGAGCCGAGAGAACACCCGGCCGTAGCTCTCGGGGCTCAGGTGCCGCGCAATGAACAGGCCGGTCAGGTCGTTCTTGACGCCCATGGACACGTACTTGCTGGACGCCAGCGAGAACGCCGCCAGCGCCTGGCGCTGCGGCAGCCGGATGCCCAGCTTGTCGCCCTCGAACTCCAGGAAGTCGTGCTCCCAGACCTCGCCCGTGGTGGTCACGTCGAAGCGCTTGACCAGCGCCACCGCGTTGCCAGCGTCCTCGGCGGGCTGCACGGCCAGGCCAGAGGGCGTGTCCTGCGGGGCCACGATCACCTCGGGTTCGTTGTCGGCGTTGACCTCGGCCAGCACCGCGTCCACGTCCGGCGGTGCGTCGTTGGCGTCGTCATCTGGGGCGCAGTAGTCGGCCGGTGGCACCAGCTGCTCCTCGGCCGGTGCCGCCTCTACGATCTTGCCCTGCTGTCCGAACGTGGTCATTGGCCCTCCCGAGGCTTGGGGTTCGGGCGCGAGACTACCACCGATGTCGGGATAGTCACGTCATACGGATGTCGGGGTCCGCAGCCACCACGCGCCGCGCCGCGTTGCGCAGGAATGGCCGGGGCCGGACGCCGGGGTGCCAGACGCTCTTGCGGAACACCTCACGCCCGTGCCAGTAGAAGTGCAGCGCGCTGGCGTGCCTGGCGGTGATGCGGTGCGGGCGGCTGCCCTCATGCACCGGGGCGGCGTAGTCCACGTTGTCCTCCACGCCGCCGCCGACGTGATACGGCCGGTACGTCTGGGGCATTTCCTGGATGCCCCGGCCCAGGTTGCCGGTGCGCACGGGCACGTCCACGCGGGCCTGCGTGGCGATGCGCCGCGTGATGCTGCGGTGCTTGCCACGGAAGATCGCGCCAGTCTGGCGCTCCAGCTCGGGCTCGTTGATGTGAATGCGCGCGGTTACCGGCATGGGCTACTCAGCAGCGCGACTGGCGTCCCACTCGGCAATGAGCGTGTCGCGGTCCTTGCCCTCGGTGGTGATGCCCAGGGCGCTGTGCGCGGCCAGGAACTCGGCCCAGTCCTCGCGGCTGGCGTTGCGCTTGGGCGGGTTGTCCAGGGTGTACGGGGTCAGGTCGGTACGCGACTGCTCGGCCTGCTCGTCGGCCTCGCGCTCGGTGTCGGTACGCGCGTCGGCCACCTCCACCACGAAGCCGCTGGCGATCAGGCGCTCCACGCGCTCGGTGCGCTGCACGGTGATGCGCTCACCCGCAGCCAGGAACGTGCTGGGCGAAAGGCGGCTGCCCTCGATAGTCACACGTGCCACGGTGTCCTCCTCAGTAGCTGGCGTACAGGGTGCCAATCCAGGCGATGACACCGCCCTCTGGACCATACGGGTTGATGATGTCGCTGCCCACCAGGCGCTCGCTGTCGTCGCGCAGCAGCTGGGCAGCGGCGGCGCACAGCGCCTCCTCCAGCCGCCAGGCGGTGTCCATGCTGACCGCCGCCTCTTTGGCGTAGTCGGACCACTTGGGCTCCTGCTCGACCACCGCGCACCAGGCCACGCCGACCTCCACCGGCATGACCTTGATCAGCTTGCAGTTGCCGACCTCCACCGTGGGGTTCGGGAACACCTTGCTGCGGTAGCGGCGCTGGGCGCGCACCCAGACGAATGGCTGGTCGCAGCCCTGGCTGACGTGGCTGTCCCACGCGGCCAGCGGCGCGCCGTCGCCAGCGAAGAACCGGATGTTGGCGGTGCCGCCGACCATGGGCGGGCACAGCTGGTCAGGCCGAAAGAAGTCGGTCAGCGTGGTGGTGACGGCACCGATGACCTCCATGGCCGGGTCGGTGCGGCAGGGCTGCGTCATCAGACCACCGTAGGCGCGGACATGAGCGCGTTCGGGTTCACCGCTGCCAGCACCAGGTCGATTTCGGGCAGGCCGGTCTTGCCGTTGGCGTAGATCACCTGGGGGTCGTAGGCACGGTACGTCACGCCCTGGCGGCTGGCCGTGGTGACGGTGCGCGGCAGGCGGCACCGGCCCTCGTTGTCGAGCGCGGCCAGGAACTCCTTGGCCAGCAGGCCCGTCAGCGCGGTGAAGCTCTCGGGCACCGGGATGCCGCGCAGGTACGTCACCGCCCAGGTGCGGGCCTCACCAATGGGCCGTCCAAGGTCTTGCACCGGCCAGGGTGCCCCGACGCGGTAGAGCACGTTGCTCTCCACGACGTACCCGGCCGGTGCAATCACCGCCCCGGCGATCTTGACTTCGGTCACCGAATGGACGGGGCCGGGCAGATGGACAGCGCGCGGGCCGGACACCTTGCAGGCCCCGACGCAGCCACAGCTCCAGCCGATCCACCGGTCGCCCTCCCAGCTCAGCAGATAGCTGGTGACGCCGCCGCTGGCCAGCCCCGGCCAGGTGGGGAACTCAGACCGGCACGGGCGCACGGTGTGCTCGTAGAGGCCCCACTGACGGCCGGTGAGCGCCCACAGCACCGCCACGGCCAGGTCAGCCGCTGCACGCTGCTCCAGGACCGCCTGGGCGTATCCAGGGTCGTCCTCGTCCGGCAGGGCCGGGAACTCAGACCGGTCTACCGGCCACGTGAAAGCCACGATGGTCAGGGTATCTGCTGGTGGTGTTTCTATCCTTGACTTACCCGCCTTAGTCGGGTTAGTGTTCTTCCATCAGCCAAGCGGGACCGCCCCGCTACCGCAGATCACAGGAGACCAAAATGGCCCACACCGCCCGCACCTTCGCCGCTTCCATCCTCGACCGCCGCATCCGCGAGGCTGCCGCCCACCTCAACAGCACCTCTGACGAGGTTCGCCTGGCCCGCGCCATCCTGGAGGTCCACGCCACCGACGACGTGGTGGTTGCCTTCGGTGCCGCTGCTCGCCTCACTCTGAGCCCGTCCCAGGTGCGCCGCCTCTACGGCAACGGTTACGGCACCTACGACCTGGTGAACGAGGCGGTGGCCGCAGCCGCCTAAGCGCCCACCAACGGCAACAGCCCCGGCACATTGGCCGGGGCTGTTGTCGCTTCGCTGATGCCTGACAGCTTACGGGGTAACGGGCTGTGCAGGTGCCTCGGTGGCGGCGGGCTCGCTGGCCGGGCCACCGTAGTAGTAATTCGGCGCGGTGAAGATCGAGCTGGTGGCCAGGGCCACGGGCTCGGTACCGGCGGTCGGCTCCGGCGGCGGCACCATGGTGCGGAACACGGTCAGGTGCTCCTTCTTGCTGGTGGGCGTCACCAGACGGCCGGGGTCACCGTTCTCGTCCTCCTGCACGTTGTACGGACCCTTGCCCCAGTACGGCAGCGCGATGGTGCGGCCGGTCAGGGTGAAGGTCGACACCGTAGCGCCGATGGTGATGTCGCCGGGGGTCCACTCGGTGCCGCCGAACAGGAAGTAGCCGTAGCTGCGACCCGACCCGGCAGCCGCGAACACGGCGTCGGTGGTGGGCACGTCGGCGCAGTCCTCGTCGGACTTGCCGCTGGTCCACAGCTCCAGCGCGATGCCGAAGTCGGTCTCGATTTCCTTCTGGTCGCGGTAGCCAACGGGCAGGTCGTTGGCGTCAAGCACCGACTCCCAGCCGGTGAACATGGTCAGCAGACCGGTGTTCACGTTGCACAGCTCCAGGGCCGGGGTGTACCAGCGGCGCTCGGGCGGCGTCCGGTCGGTGAAGCACTCCTTGCCCTCGGCGTTGTCCTGCGTCAAGTCCTGGGCCTCCCGCATCACGGCGGTGAGGGTCAGGCTGACGTAGCCGGACGTGACGAGGCGGTTGCGGGGACCGGCAATCGGCATACCGCAGCCGTTGATCTTCGTGGCGCGGAGCCGCGTGCCCTTGACGGGCTGGATGCCAGGCATGTCTGGTATTCCTCCTGGTGTCAGGCGCAGCGCGCCAGGTCGGTCTCCGAGGCTGGCTCAAACATTAGGCGGCGACGGTGCAGCTACCGGGCCGGTGGCAGCACGCCGCATGTCGGCTCGGGCAGCGGGTGCCGCCGCCGGTCCTCCAGCAGATCGTTCTGCTGGCGGCGCAGTTCGCCGATCTGGTCACGCAGCTTCTGCGTGCGCTCGTAGTAGACGCGGGTCACGTCCTCGTTCCAGGCCAGCCGCCGGGGGTCGTCCATGGGCAGCGCCGCAATGGCCGACGGTGGATTCAGCTGGCGGTTGACCAGCACCCCGGCAGCCTCGTCCAGGGCGGTGAGCAGATCGCGCTGCTTGACGCTGAGTTCGTCGTTCTCGGCGGTGATGTTGGACCGTGCCCGCAGCGCCGCGTTGAACTCGGTCTGGCACCGCGCCACGTCGCGGGCCAGGCCCCGGTACTTGGCCTCGGTCTGGCCGGTCTGGAGCAGCACGTACCCCAGCGTGGCCAGCAGCACCAGCCCGGCCAGCCACATGCGATTGATACCTGCCACGTGATGCTTCCTCCCGCCGGGCAGCGGGTTATGTGCGTTCTCGTATCGACACATGGCATGGGCGTACACCCGCTGAGCCGCGATGCCCACCAGCAGCCCCGTCACAAACGGGAAGCTGTAGATCAGCTCAAGTACAGGCGTCACCGTGGTCCACCGCCCCCACCATCCTTGTCCCCCTTACTTCCGCCAACGTCCTCGGGTTCAAACGGCGGCGTGATCTCGGTGACCTTGTCGGGGTGCTCGGCGGCGGTAACGCGCCCCACGGCGTCGGCCTTGCGCTCGGCGCGCTCGGCAGTCTCGCGGACCTCGGCGTCCTTCTTCTGCTTGTCGCTGCCGATGGCCGCGAAGAATGCACCGGCCGCAGTGCCCAGCAGGCCCACCAGGTAGTTTGGCGGTTCACCCCAGTAGTCACTGAGCACCGTGGCGATGATGAGCACGACCAGCAACACGAACGTGAGCATCGTGTTCGATGCCCACGAACGGTGACGGGGGCCGTCCCACGGGTTCGTCACCGTACCGGCTGGCCGACCACTCGCCCGTCGGAGTCGACGGTGACCGTCTTAGCCGCTGCTGTGGTGATGCCGAATACCTGGGCAACAGCCGCGCTGATGAGCGCCCAGCGCACATCGTCCACGACGCCGTAATACAGCAGCACCGCACCCGCCGGGGCCACGATGGCATACAGCGCCACCCGCCAGGGCGTGGTGGCGTACAGCAGGGCGAACAGCAGCGTCACCGTGGCCACGGCCAGCTGGAGCCAGAGCGTGAGTGCGTCGGCCGTCAGCAGCCCGAAGGCGAACAGGAACATGACCAGGCCCGACGCCAGCCGGTACCAGCCCTCCCGCCAGCTGGCCGGAATACGGGCCTGGAGCCATGCGCGAACGCTGAGTGCGGTCTGATGACCGGTCATCAGCTACTCCTTGGGTGCGTTGATTGCGGCCACCACAGCCGCCTTGCTTTCGAGCTTGGTGGTGTCCAGGTCCAGCTTGTCGGCTGCGTAGGCGTCCAGCTGCTTGCGGGTCCAGTCCACCGTGGGCTCCCCGTCAGGGTAAGCGGGGGCGTCGGCCGGGGTAGTTACCTCGGCGGTGGGCGTTTCGTCGCTCTGCGGCTCACTGGGGGCCTCTGGCGCTGCCTCCTCGCCGGGCTGCGGACCCCAGCCGCCGGGGTCGCTGCCCAGGGCGGCGTCCTGCTCGGCCAGGCTGCCCGCCACCACCGCCGCGCGGGCCATCGGTGCCGCGAAGCCCTCTGTCGGCGGCGTCTTGGCGTCCTTGACGTGCTGGATGATGTCGGCGTGCGTCGGCGGGTGTTCGAGGTCGCCGCCTACGCTGTCGGCGTTCCCGGTGTAGACCTGACCCCGGTTGTGCAGCACGGTGGCGTTCGGCACCTGGCCGACGTACTTGTTCGCGCTGGTGTACTGGTCCACCGGGGTGTGCCAGTTGGCGTTATCCGCGCCGGGGTTGACGTTCGGGTCGCTGGCCTTGGTGGCAGCCGCCGCCCCGGTGTCCCGTCCAGCAGACCACACGTCGCCGACCTCGTCGCCGTCGAGCAGGCCCGCCGCCTGGGCATTGCCTGCGGGCACGCGGTACTTGCGGCGCGGGCCATCGCGGGTGATGGTCTCGATGCTGGCAGGCCCGCCGATTTCGACCAGATCGGCCAGGGCGGGGCCACGCAGGCTCTTGTCCACGAAGTCGATCGTGGCGAACCCGTTGTCGACGGTGGCAATGATTCCGGCAGGCATGTCGTGCTCCTTACGGGGTGGGCGTGATGGTCACAGCGGCAATGACCGCCTCGTATCCAACCAGGACGCTACGCTCGGCCACGGCAGCGAACAGGTTGTGCTTCTCGTCAATGGCGGTGCGCACGGTGGCCTCGTCGCGCCAGCCGAAGGGCTGGCTGGTCGCCACGATGGTGTCCTCCAGGCCATCGACGTACCCGCCGCCGACCACCCAGATATTGCCCAGCGGGCTGGTCCAGGTGGTGCCGGACTTCTTGAAGAGGTCCGTGTCCTGGCTGACCCACTGCGCGCCGATGTGGAAATACACCTGCGTGTTGGTCAGCGCCGCCGCGCCCTCCAGGGCACCCACGGCCAGCGCCAGGCTGGCGGCGGTGGGGATGGGCGTTTCCAGGTCGGCAGCGTCAAGCAGCATCCGCGCGGCGAACTCCCGCTCCACAGCCACCTGCTCCTCCAGGCGCAGCACCTGGGCGGCGCGGGCCTCCACCTCGGCCCGGCTGGGCGCGGTCAGGTCGCACTCGTCGTACGCCCAGACCGTCACGGGGTAGAACGGGTCCAGGTTGTCCGGCCGCTCGCCTTCCTTCTTCTGGTCAGCCGGGTCCGGCGTGCCGCACCACGGCGCGTTCCAGATGCCGAAGCTGCCCTCGCCGCCGTAGTTGCCCGCACTGCGGAACTCCACGCCGTGATGCCAGCGGTTGTCGGGGTCGGTCTGCCAGGTGCCGACCGCGCCATACAGCCCGAACGTGGTCGGGTTGAGCGGCGGCGGCGTGAAGTGCACAACGTCAATCACGTCAGCGACGGGGGTGGTCATTGGTCCTCCTGATGGGACGAGAGAGGGCGGGCTGAGCGGACGGCCTCGGGTTGTCCACTCTGCCCGCCCTCAGTCTGACGTGCTGCCAGCCTTATGCGTTGCTGGCCGTGTCGCGGATGCCGACGGCACCGTTGACGTCCAGCGGCACACGCACCAGCGCCGACTCGCCGCAGCGCTTGCCCACGGCGATGGCGTCCTCCGTGAACATGCGGGTGAAGCGGTTCACCTGGAGCTGTTCCTTGGGGTACATGACGCCCAGCTCGATGACGTTGCTCATCGAACGGAACCAGGTACCGGCCGGGTACATGACGATGTCCACCGTGGTGGGCCACTTGAGCGTGTCCATGTGGCCCGGCAGACCAGCCGCGCGAGTCTGCCAGTCGCCCACGAACTGGAGCGCGATGTTGCGCGCCGTGAGCCACCCCAGAATCTGGGCGTCGGTCACCGCGAAGGTGTCCGTGCCCTCGCGGAACGCCAGGTCGGCACGCAGCACCTCGAAGAACCAGCTCGGGGCGATGCCCTCAATGGTCGCGGTACGCGAGAGACCCCGCTTGAGCCGGATGTTGGTGGCCACCAGCGCCAGGCTGTTGAGCACCGACGCAACCGACCCCAGCACGCTGGCGGGCGGGATCACCTTGGCGGCACCGGAGCCCGCCACGATGTTCAGGATGGACCGGCGAGACAGCGCCCGCAGGTGCTCCTGCGTGAGCGAGCGCATGAACCACTCGATCAGCTCCGGCCAGCCCTGCTCCTGGAGGATGCCAGCCTCGACGCACCAGCCAACAGCGTTGAGCCGGATTTCGTCAAAGTCCTCGGGGCACGGGATTTCGACGCACTGCTTGACGGCAGTGGGAGCGCCGGTCACCGGGTCGGTGGCCTCCAGCTCGGGCTCGGTGAAGAACCACTCGAAGTCCTCGAAGATGCCGGACAGATCAGGTTCGCGCGGCCAGCGGATACCACCACGGTTGATGGTGATTTCCGGCAGGCTGAGCAGGTCGGTGGCGTCCGGCACGTCGCAGAAGTCGTACAGCTGCTCGGACGGGGCGCACCAGCCACCGGCAGCCGTGAGCGACTGCGCGGTGACGCGCTCGCCCTTGACCAGGCTGGTGGCCTTGTTGATGGCCGCGACCAGGGCGTGCGGGTCGTCAACGACCTCCACGTCACGGGTCAGGGCCGACACCACCTGCGCACTGAACGACTGCCCGTCCATGTACTTGTCGGGCCGGTTGCCCCGCACCGACCGGCTGCCCGGCCGGATGGTGTCGAGCTGCTTGGCCAGCTGCGCGAAGCCAACGCGGGCGTTCGGCTGGTAGCCGGGGATGCCCGGCTGCATGACCCAGCCCGGCGTCGGGGTGTCGCCCTCGGGGGTCTCGGGCTCGGCACCGGTGACCGCCGCACCGAAGGTGACCGGGCGGGTGCCGTTGGTCACCGGAGCGGGCTGGCCACTGGCAGCGACCGGCACCTGCGGAGCGTCGGCCGGGGCCTCGGGTGCGGTGCCACCGGCATCGCCCTCGGGGGTCTCGGGTGCCTCGTCGGCCGGGGCCTCGGGGGCTGCGGTACCGGCGTCGGCCTGGCTGAGCAGACCGGCCACCTCGTCGGCATCGGCGGGCTCGGCCAGCACGGCGGTGGCGTGCGCGGCGGTGAGGGTGTCCACGTCACCGAGCAGCGAACGCAGGCGGGTCGCGTCAGCGCCCGTCAGCGTTTCACCGGCCGCGTGGCGGGCACGGATTTCGTTGATGTCGGCCTGGGCACCTTCGATCAGCGCGGCCAGCTCGGCGGCGGTCTCAGGCAGCGTCTGCGGCATCTGGTGCGCAAACTGGCCAACCTTACGGGTGCTCGCGCCGTAGCGGGGAGCAGGGGAGACGAACACTGCGAACTCCTTGTCTCAAGCAGCGCCAATATGGTTCTCGGTGATCGTCCCCCGGTACATAACTCGGGCGGGAACTCTCTGGTGATGAAACGTAGACGACGGGCGTGCAATCACGTGGTGGCTGGCTGCTTGCGCAGCCGCCGCACGGTGCCGCCGCCGTTGAGCACGACCTGGTTGTGCGCCTCCTGGTAGAAGGCGTACGGCGGCTCTCCGGCGTCGGGGTCGGCGGGGTTCACGCCAGCGGGCAGCACGTCGCCGCCCGGCAGCACCACGTAGTAGCCGATGGTGTCGTTGCGGCTGCCGCTGCCCGCACCGCCATTGCAGCCGCACATCATGCACCTGCCTTGGCGTCGGCCTCGGCCAGCAGCTCGGCCACCTCGTCGTTCGGGGTGGGCATCGGCCCCAGCTTCTCGTCGGCCTTGGCCAGCAGGGTGGCCAGCTCGGCGTCGGTGTCGCGCTGGGCCAGGGCGGTGGTTACCGCCTTGCTCACGATGTCGGCAATGGCGTTGGCGCTCAGGGCATTACCGCCACGGGTCGCCGCACCACGCGGGTTCGGACCCAGGCTGGCCACCAACGCCAGCGGCTGGCCCTGGTCGCCCTCGCGGCCACGCACGGCGAAGCCGGGCGTGTTGACGGCCAGCGCTGCCACCAGCTCCAGGCCCTGGCCGAAGTCCCGCCAGTCGCCGGACAGCGGCGCGGACAGGCCCATTTCGATCTGCTCGGGCGTGGCCCAGGGCGCGGCCACGCCGCTGAACCAGATGCCGTGCTTGTCCTCGCCCACGCGCACCAGCGCGAAGCAGGTACCGGCGGTGTCGTAGTGCGCCGCTGCTACCTGGCCGCTCACGTGGTCAGGCGCGTGGCCACTGCCCACGGTGAGCCGCCCCACCGGCAGGCTGGTGCCGTCGTCCAGGCGCACGGCCGGGCTGGTGTGGAACATGCTGTAGCCAGTGCGGCTGCGCGGGGCCACCACGCACTCGCTCTGGATGCTGCGGTGGCAGGCACCAAAGCACGCCAGGTGACCGAACATGTGCCCCGTCTCGGGGTCCATGGTGGGCAGCGTCGGGCCGGACAGCTGCGGGTCAGCGAACATGGACGCGGCGTACACGCGCGGCCGGAAAGCCTCGGCGGCGCTGGCCACCAGGGCGGCATCCCGGCTCTCGCGCTCCCCGGTGAACTCGATCATCGTGTCGCCGAAGGCCGGGGTGGCAACCATGGTGGTGCCAATCAGCTCGGCTGCCGTAATGGTCTGAATCACCTTGGCGTCGATGGGCATATCCCACCACTGCTCCTCGGTGATTTCGTTGCCGTCCTCGTCGGTCAGCTTCCACTCGGTGCGGGCCAGGTCGACGCTGGGGCGGCTCACCTTGTGGCTGGCCTCGTTGAACGCCTCGTCGGCCTCGGTGGTGTTGAGCCAGTAGCCCGACCCACGGATGGTGTCGCCGTCCACGCGGGCGCTCTCGATGACGCCCACCGTGAAGGCGTCCTCGTGGCCATAGCCGGTCTGCTTGGTCCACATCATCGGAAGCGGCGGGGTGCGCACGCTGAACTCGATGTCCTTGGCCAGCATCCGGCCGTCGCTGGTCTCGATGCCGACGAACGCAATGGGCTGGTCGGTAAAGACGCGGAAGGTCTCGGCCTCGGTCTCGTCGGTCGCCAGGACGACAGTGCTGCCGCCCTGCTCGGTGTTGACTACCTGCTCGCGGGGCATGTCGTACTCCTGTTCACTCGGGGCGGCGCTGGCGGTGCGTCCGATACCGTCCTCGTCATCACGGGCGCGGATGGTGCCGTCAGCGGCGCGCCGCCGTACCTCGTCAGACTGCGATCCGCTGCGATTGCGCGCTGTCGAGTCGCGTCCGGCAAGACGCTCAGTGTGGCGGTCGACCTCATCGGGCAGCTCCTCGTCCGGTGCCAGGATGCCGACCCGGCAGCGGCAGTTCTTGACCTCTGCCGCCGGGCCAGCGGGATCCGCAGGAAAGTCCAGCAGCGCGGCACCGACCGTGAACTTACCGGCCAGGGGTGCGCGCTGGCCGTCGGCGGCGAAGTGCGTATGCCGGGTCTTGCCGTCGATAGTGGCGATCCACACCTTCTCCAGCTCGTCCTCGGACTGCGCCGCCGCGACCACCACCGCCGCGTTCTGGATACCCGCCGCCTGGTAGCCCTCGTTGCGGGCCACGTCGCGCAGCTCGGGGCTGCCGGGCGTGAGCACCGCCGCCGCTGCCTCGCGCTGGCGGGTGACGTAGACCTCGATCACGGACACGTTGTCGTCGGTGTGCATGGGGTCGTACTGCATGGCGTCGAACTTGACGCCGCTCACCGCCGCCTGGACCTTGGCCTGCACCACCTTGGGCACCGCCACCACGTCCGGCCGCTGCGCCGCCACGAAGTCGTCGCGGGCCTGGCGCAGCTCCGGCACGCTTTCCACGATGTCCGCAGCCCGCTGGATGTCAGCCTCAGCTACTGAGCTTGTCGAAGTAATGGAGCGCATCACCGCAGGCGGGATGACCTGGGCTTTCCGGCCTGTCAGGTCAATATCAGGCAAGGGGATTTCCATCCCTTCCATGCCTTCTACCAGCGACAATGCGTACAAATTTGACATACCTGCTAGGATCAACTCAGTCGAGTGTTGATCCCAGAACCCGGCAGTTTCATCTATCCCACCCGGTTCTGGAGGCAAACTTCCAGCAGCAGTGAGAACGTCGTTTTCGCTGGTGGCCAGTTCCGGCAGAACAGCAGCGCGGGCCTGGACACACCAGGTGTTCAGCACCTCGGCATACAGGTCGGTAATACCGGCCTCCACCTCAATGGTCCGGTTCAGGGCCTCACCAGGCAGCGGCCACATCAGCCCACCTCCGCGTCGATTACCGGCTGTGTCAACTCACGCCGTACCTGGGCGCGCACGGTGCGGCGCAGCGCCTCGGTGCGCTCGCTGTCGATACCGAGCAGTGCCAGGGCCTCCTCTTCCAGGCCCTCGTCCCATCCGTTGATGAGCCGTGGGATGTCGGCGTCGGCCACTGGTCCCATCACGCGGTGGTAGTCGTGCGGGGCGATGCCCGCCAGGCGGGCCTTCTGGGCGCTGTCGCGCACGTTGACGCGGCGCTTGCCCGCCAGGCCCAGCGCCCGCGTGGTGAGCAGACGTTCGGCCAGCACCATGTCGGCCACGCTGCTGGTGCGGGCTGCGGCCTCGGCCTCGTTCTCGGTGTTGGGCTCGCTGCCGGTGGTGTCCTCCTCGGGCGGGGCCTCTTCCTCGCCCGGCGGCAGCGCAGGCTGCGGCGTGGGGAACTCGATTTCGCCCAGGTCGGTGCCCTCCAGCAGCGGGGCCAGCGTGGTGATGAGCGTGGGGTCCGCGACGATGGCATCGCGCGCCCACGCCTGCGCGCCCTCCAGGGTCTCCAGGTCGTAACCGTCGTCGTCGGCCAGGCCCAGGTAGCGGCGGTAAGCCTCGTGGGTGATCGCGCCCTGCTCCTTGGCGGCGGTGGCCTCGTCGGTCTTGTCGGGGTCCACCGTGAGCCCGCTGGCGTCATACCAGAGCACGTACTTGTCGGGGTCGATGCCTTCGTCCTTCAAGGTGGCCACCAGCACCTCGCGGTAGATGGCCGCGCACAGCACCTCCATGACGGGCTTGATGTGCAGCTGCACGTCCTCGTCACCGATCTGCCAGGCGCTCCAATGGTTGGTCGACCCGCCCAGGCCCAGCAGGCGCTCAGGGCTCACGTCCAGGCCCATGGCCAGGCGCGCGATGGCGTCGTTGCGCGTCTTGATTTCCACCTCGGTGATTTCGTTGCCGATCTTGAGGTGGAAAATCTTCTGGAGGTGTTCGCCGGGCACAGTGGCCAGCAGTGGGATCAGCGCCGCCTGGCTGTCCTCGTCATCGACTGCCGCCGCTGCCGTCTGGAACAGCAGGTTGGACAGCTCATCGGCGGCGGGCACGCCCGTGACCACCGGTACCGGCGCGCCGGGCTGGTTGTCGGCCGTCGGCGCGTTGGCGCTGGGCAGGCTGAGTTCCTGCGGCAGGAACACCACGCCGTTACCGATCAGGCGGCTCTTGCTGGCGTTGCGAATCTTCTTGGTGGTGCGGATGATTTCGCGCAGGCTATCCAGGCAGGCGCGCACGGGGCTGTCGGGCTCCTTGGCCCGGCGCGGGCGCGGGTTCCACACGCGGAACATCACGTCGCGGTTCTTGTTGAACTCGTGGATGGAGCCGTCAGGCAGCTCGATATCGGTCTTGCCGCCGCCCTTGTTCTTCACCTCGTCGTTGGTGACGACGTACCAGTTGTGCCGGACGCTGCCGTCGGGGTTCTTCTGGCCCTGGTCCAGCAGGCAGATGCGATGCTCACCCGGCACGGTAAGGCACTCGGCGGCGCGCTTGATCAGCTGGGCCTGGCCCAGCGGTCCACCGGCCATCGACTTGACGATTTCGAGGAAGCGCAGCCCGTCGGGGTCGTCCTCGCGGATGCCGCCGGTAGGACGGCCGGTGTCGGGGTCAAGTTCGCTGGCGACCAGCTCCACCCGGCTGCACGACGACGAGCGCCAACCGACGTAGTAGCGCAGCTCGCCCACCAGGTCCATGCACTCCCAGGCTTCGTTCTGCCAGCTGGTGCGGGCAACGACGCCGGTCACCGCCTTGGACGGCACCCGGCCGGGGTCCAGCGGCTGGCTGGCGGCGGTGAGCGAGCGCCGCGCCGGGCTGCCCTTCGGGCGACGGACAACGCGCATGGTAGAGGCAGCCATGTGGGCCAGGTTATCGCCTGGTGGTGCTAATCGTCGCTGTCCTCGTCATCGACAATCTCGATGTCCTCGGTATCGGCGAAGCGCGCCAGCACGCCCACCAGGTGGCTTACCGCCAGCGCCACGGCCAGGTACTGGGCCACGGGGTTGCTGGCGACGTACAGCGGCACCCACGCGGTGCCCAGGGCCACCCACATACCGACGCACCACGGGCAGCTGACGTAATACAGTGCCTTGTCCCAGAACAGCGTCTTGCGGGCGAACTCCTCGGCGCGCTTGGTCTGGCCGTGCGCGCGGGCCTCCAGCATGGTGAGGCGCGACTGCTGGAGCTTGTGCGCCGGGTAGGTGCGCAGCTTGTCCATGATCTTGTCGGCGTTGACCAGCCGGGTGATGCGCATGACCGCCAGCGCGTAGACCACCAGCACCAGCACGTTCTCTCCGAGGCTCATGCTCTGGATGCTACAGCAGCCCTGGCACTTACCCGCAAAAGTCGGTAGTGTGCCCACCATGCGCATCCTCGGTATCGACACCAGCCTGACGGGCACCGGCCTGGCCCGTATCGACCTGGAACCTATCGAGGACGACAACCCGCTGGCGGCGTACATCGCGGCCACCGCCACCGTTTCCGCGCCCCGGCCCGGCCGCGACAAGTCGAAGCGTGCCATGGCCCGCCGGGTGAACGCGCTGATAGAGCAGATCGAATGGTGTTTCCAGGGCGACGAGAAGCCCAACGCCGTGGGCATTGAGGCGCTGGCGTATGGGGCCAAGGGTGCCGGAGTGTGGGTGCTGCCGTGGGTGTTCGGCCGGACAGTCGAGCTGTGCGAGAAGTACGACGTGCCGCTGACCGTGGTCAGCACCAGCCAGCGCGCGAAGTTCGCCACCGGCAAGGGCAACGCCAGCAAGGACCAGGTGCTGCTGGCAGCGGCCAAGCTGTTCCCAGAGGTGGGGCTGACCGACAACAACGAGGCCGACGCCATGGTGGTCGGCGCGGTGGTGTGTCACCGTCTGGGGCTGCCCATCCTGCCGATGACGAACTACCGGTGCGACGTGATCGAAGGTCTGGAGGACTGATGGCCGTGCACAAGATGACCCGTGCCCAGTGGAACGCCCTGGCCGAGGCCAAGCAGCTGGACGACGACACCCTGTACTTCATCGGTGACGACACCGTGTACTACGCCAAAGCCCCTGCTCAAGCCGAGATTGTCCACGTCGATGGAGGGGTGATTCTCCTTGGAACCAGCACGCCAGAGATGGCTTGCCGAACGGCAGATGCACCGCCAGCAGATCAGGATTCAGCGGGCGACGAAGTTCCGCGTCGAGGTGCCGGTGCTGCTGGCCGAACTGCGCGAACGCCCGCAGTGGTGGGGCGACGTGATCTGGGATTACGTCGAGAGCTTCGCCGAATCGCGTGGTGCGTCGGACTTGGTGCCGTCGCTGCGCTGTGTGTTCGTCGGCGGACTGGACGCCGCCCGCGAAGCTGACCAGGCATGGTTCACCGACTACATCAGCCCCGGCATGGTGCTGATCTGCTTTGAGGCTGACGCCTACTTGCCCCCGATGTGACGCCGCATCCACGCGGGCGGCGGTGCCGTCTTGCGGTTGACCGGCGCGGCGATCTGCATCTGCGCCCCGGCCATTTCCATGAGGATGTCGTGGGTGATGATGGCCGCAGCCACCCGGTCGGGCTGGTGCTGGCCCATCTGCCAGTCGCACGCCTGCTCCTCGAACACGGCCAGGCTGCCCTCCACGGTGCGGCACCGGCCGGTCTCCAGCGACTGGCTGAGCCCGCCAGCGCGGGCCACGGCGTCGGCCTTGTTGGCACCGCGCCAGGGCTTGATCTGGAACGGCGGGATGTCGGTCAGGGCGCGCTGCTCCACGGGCGTCAGAAGCGACCCGCTCTGGCGCTTGGCCACCGCCTCGTTATGGATGGCGGTGTACGCCTGGCGCACCACGCGCATGTACGTCTTGGCGGCGGTGTAGCCCTCCACCGCGACCACCCGAGCGCCCTGCTCCAGCGCCAGCAGCACGCCCTCGCGCGCCCATTGGTCACTGGTGAACATGCCCGAGCGATCGTGCGTGAGCGCCACCTTGGCCTGACCGTCGTGGTACAGCGCGCCGCAGATAATGCCGGTCTCGTCGCCCTCGCCGCTGTCGGCCGGGTCGATGCCGACCACGCTGGCCACCGGGTAGCTCGGCGGCTGCGGCAGCCGGGGATCGAACCACGCCCGTTGGAAGATGCCACCGGCAGGGTTGCGCGGGCTGCCCTGGTAAAGCGCGTACCAGGTGCGCTCGCCCACCTGCTTGCGCGTCTGGGCGAAGTTGCGCTTGGCCTCGGGCGTGTCACGCGCGGAGACCATGGGCGTGCCGGGCTCGCGCCCTAGGGCGTCGGGGATGCCCTCTTCGGCGATGGCGGGGATGTTCAGGTGCCGCCAGGTGCGCTCGCTGGGGTCCAGCAGCTTCTCACCGGCCAGCACCTTGCCCGCCAAGTCCTCGGGGTGCCAGCGGGTCTGGATGAGGATGATGCTGGCGTCCGGTGCCAGACGGGTGAGCGCCACCGAGCTGAACCACAGTTCGACGTTGGCGCGGTGCGTGGCGCTGTCGGCCTCCATCATGTTCTTGAACGGGTCGTCAATGATCAGCAGGTCAGCGGGCATACCGGTGATGGTCGCGCCGATGCCTGCGGCCAGCAGACCGCCAGCGCCGCCCTCCACCGACCAGAAGCTGATCTTGTTCGCGCCCTGGGCCAGGCGCAGACCGATCTTGTCCTCCACGGCCAGGCCGGTCAGCGGGTCGGTAATGCCAGCGCCGTGGGTGCTGATGACCTCGCGGGCGGTGCGGCTGTGCATGTCGGCCAGGGGCTGGGCGTAGGTGGCCAGGATGATGCGCCGGTTCGGGTTCAGCTGGAGAGCTCTCAACGGTGCCCATACCGAGCACAGCGAGGACTTGCCCTCCTGCGGCGGCATGGACACGCTCAGGTTGATCTTGCGGTGGCTGTTGAGCACGCGCTCAATGCTGGTGCTGATCATCGCCAGCGCCGGGGTGATGCGATAGCCCGGCGTCACCGCTGCTGCCATTTCGGCCGGGTGGCGGTACTTGGTGCGCACGGTGGCGCGCGTCTCGGCGGCGCGCAGGCTGCGCAGCATGGCGGCGCGCTGCTCGGGAGGCCAGTTCTTGGTCTCCTCGAAGATGGTCTCGGCCTTGTGGCTGTCGAACGTGCCGTCGGACTGCCACACGTCAACGGCGGGGTCGCCGCTGCCGTTCTCGGGGAACTCCAGCTCGGGACGCTTAGCCATCGCCGTCCTGCTGGCTGATGAACGCCGCCAACACCGGCTCCAGCTCGTCGGGGTGCCCGGCCAGCGTGATGACCTTGCCGGGCTCCGGTGCGATCACCGCGCCGCCGACCACGAACGCGCTGGGGTACGCCGCGCCCAGCTTGCGGCTGCTGGTGAGCCGCCCCTTGACCCACGACGGGTTCTGCTCACGCCCGAGCGCCTTGCTGCGCTGCTTGCGCCAGGCGTCGGCCTGGTCGTGGTCGAGCAGGCCCAGGATGACGGCGTAGCCCGCCTCAGCCGCCGAGTCGATGAACCGCTTATTGGCCAGCCGCGCGCCCTCGGCCAGCAGCAGGGCGTAGGGCTGCGTGTGGACCCAGGGCACCGCCTTGTCGATGATGGACGACGCCAGCGCATCGGTGCCGCTGAATGCGCCGCGCCGCTTGCCGATTTCCGCGCCCACCACCGCGCCGGTCACCCGGTCAACGAGCACGTCGTGCGGAACCAGGGTGCCGGAGTCGTCAATGGTGGAGCGCACCAGGCCCTTGGTGAGCGAGGCCATCAGCGTGGACTTGCCCGCGCCGGGCTGGCCCACCAGGTAGATCATCCGAGGCGTCATGCCCGCCAGGATAGCCTATTGCCCGACATAGGCGGGCTACTTGAAGCGGCGCAGCCCTGCGTACGTGCCCGCGTCCACAGCGCGGTCGAAGTCGGACAGGCCGATGTCGGGGTACTCGCGGCCGATGACCACCGGCTGGCCGGTCTCCAGGTAGTGGTTCTGCTTCACCGGCACCACACCGGGGTCACCGGGTGTGGACTCCATGCGCAGCCAGGCGGGCAGTGCTTTGGCACGCGCGTCCCAGATCAGGCCGAACCGGTGCCCGTGGCGCTGCTCGGCCAGCTTGAGGCGGTCATAGAGCATGTCGTTGTAGACGCCGCTGTAGCGCCGGTTTGGCACGTGCCAGCTCTTGAACGTGCACAGCGCGCTCTCCAGCGTCAGGTAGCCCACGTCGGGATTGCCGGGATTGCGCCGCCGGGCCTCGGTCAGCAGATCGCTGCCTACGCCTTCCAGGTAGTGGAGCACGCGGTTGGTGTAGAGCTTGGCTGTGCTGCCAGGGTTGAACCGCCACCACATGAGGTCGTCGCGCCCGGCCACCAGCGCCAGCCCGTTGCGGTGGCTCTTGCTGCCGGACAGGTCACCGAGCATGAGGGTGTCGGCGTCGGGGACGTTGCCCACGTCGAGCAGCCGCAGGTACTCGGTGAAGCTCCACGCGCTCAGCCTGCCCAGGCTGGGCAGCGCGGTGGCAGCCTTCCACACGCCTGCGTAGCCGCCCCGGCTGGCGCGCCGCCAGTAGTTACCCTGAGCGCCCCCGGTGATGCCCAGGTAGCCCAGCGTGGACGCCGGAAAGGACTTGCGGTGATAGCGCCGGTCGGTGTCCCAGGCCAGCGTGGTCTCGTGGTCGGCGAACCAGTTCAGCATGGCGTCGACCTTGGCGGGGCGGTCACCGGCCTGCATGAGCATCAGCGTGGTGACGGGGTTCTGCGTGTTGCCGTTGATCCACGCTGCCCAGGCGCGCTGCTCCTCGTCCCAGCCCAGCTCGTCGGCCAGGTGACGCAGCACGTAGTACACACAGCCGGGATGGCTGCGGTAGCGCAGCTGGAAGCTGTAGAACCGCTGGAACAGCTCACCGCGCAGCTCGGTGGCCCGCCAGTCGACGGGGCTCAGTACCGTGGACGTGACTGCTCCTGGAGTCGCTTGCTGCCGGACATGCCGCGCCAGTCGTTCATGGCATCGCGGGGTCCGTACTCGCGGGTGGGGCTGTCGGGGTCGCCCAGCTTCTCGGGGAAGCCGGTCTCGCCGCGCGCCAGCCGGTCGGCCATTTCCTTCTCGCGCTCGGTGCGCTTGCGCCGCCCGTACGCCGCCTCCTCGGCCGCGACCCGGCAGGTTTTCATGCCGCGCAGGGCGTAGTACACGCAGCTGATGCGGTAGCCCTCCTTGGCCTTCACCCTGGTGATGGGGGTGACGCCGTGCACCAGGCGGTAGCCCTCGAAGAACGTGACGCTGCCGTCGCCGCAGGGCACCACGATGTCGTATTCCGGCAGGTGCAGATGCCCGCCCCGTGTGCCCCGGCGCACCACCGGCATGGCCGACCACACCGGGAAGTTGAACCCGTCGCGGTGGTAGGGCAGCTGGCAGGTGTCGTTGACGACGCCGCTGGTCCACAGCTTGGCCTCGCCCAGCCGCCAGTCGTGCAGCACGCTGGTTAACTCGCTTTCACCGCGTTTTACCAGCTCAGGGTCAATGGCGCCGAGCCCGGCAGCAAACTGATCGGCGTAGCTTTCCAGTACCTGCTCGATCTGCGGATAGTCGCGCCCCAGGGCGGTGATGCTGCACGCCTCGCGCCAGACGATGGGCCTGCGCGGCGCATAGCCGAACGTCCGGCTGCGCCCGTTGCCGTTGGTGGCGCTGCCGTTGCCGGTGTCGATGGCCAGCAGTGCCCGGCGCAGCAGCGCGGCGTTCTCCAGCCGTAGGTATCCCAGGATGGGCTCGCGGGTGTCGGCGTCGTGCAGCACGGTGCCGGGCTTGAGCGGGCTGGGCTCACGGGCGGGCACCATGTCGCCCACGCAGGCGGTGGCCTGCTCGGGTGTGGCCACCCTGGGCACGTACACCCGCGTGAGCTGGTCAGTCGTCGTCATCGGTGAACCCGGCGGGATCCTCGGCCAGCAGCTCATCGGCGGCAGCGGCCAGGCGCTCGGTGTCGGCCGGGGCCTCGGTGCCCGTCCACTGCTCCAGCAGCGCCACCACGGCGTCGGTATTGGTCTCCACGCCGAACTCCACACGGGCGCGCTCCAGGGCCTGCTGCACCCAGACAAAGCGCGGGATCGGCAACGTGAGCACCACCATGCGGGTGCTGCCGGGGTCACCGGGGGCGTCGGCGGGGCCGGTGTCGGCGTCGGGGTCGTCGTCAGTGCTGCCGGTGGACTCCTTGCCGTCCTTGGCGAAGGGGTCGCCCATGGGCGGCAGGTCGGCGCGTTCCTCCAGGATGGCGTTCAGGTCGTCCAGGTCGGCGTCGGTGAAGCCCAGGCCCTCGGTGTCACCGTCGAACCCGGCCACCAGCTCGGCCAGCTCGGCGTCATCGAACCCGCCCAGACGGCCGGTCTGGTTGTCGGCCACGACGATGCGTTCGGCCATGTCGTCGTCCACGTCGACCCAGTGCACCAGCATTTTCTGCCAGCGCTTGTCGTTGGGCTCGGCTGCGGCCAGCTCGCGGAAGGCCATCAGCGTGTGGTTACCGGCCAGCACCTCGGCCGCGCGGCCGGTGTGCGTGCCCACGTTGGCGGTGATGGGCTTGTACTGCGTGTGCCGCCGCAAGCTGGACATGATCGCGGACACGTCACCGCGCCGGGGGTTCTTGTGGAACAGGTTCAGAGCAGACGGTGGGACGCTGGTCGTCTTGCCAACGGTAGAGGTCGAGGCCAT